TTATTGAGCCAGTTTCTTGAAGACGCGGACGCTTGTTTTGCGCATCTCAGCGCCCCGACTGTAACGCTTTCCCATGCCCTCGGACAGATCGCCGAGCATGTCCGCGACCTCCCGATCGGAGAAGCCGGCCTCGCGCAGCTCGCTGCTGAAGGTCACCCGCAAACCATGAAGGGTCAGGTCGCCGCTGTTGGGTAGTGCCGTTGTAAAAGCATCGGACGCCTTGAAGTCCTGCCAGGCTTTGCGCATTGCGTTTTCGGTGGGATATTGCTTCCCGAGACTGTTACGGCAGATGGGCGCGTTGCTTGCTGGCTGCACCACCCCGTCTCCGGCCTTCATTTTGTCGAGCACCGCTTTTAGCTCGGCGGGGACACCGATCGTAATCTCGCCGACCTTGTCGCCGTTCTTTTTTGGCGTGAGCGCCAGGACTCGACCCATGTCGGCGTCATCGCGGTAGTTCTCCCAGGTGAGGGCGGCGATGTCCTGGCCGCGCAAGCCGCAATGCTTGGCTATCGCGAGGACACCGCGCAGATGGGGAGGGGCTGCCACAAACGCCTTCACCCATTCCTTCTCGGACCACCGACGGTTGGCATCCTTATTAGCTCTGTAGAGTCTCCGGACGCCCAAAGCCGGATTGGACTTCATCAGCCCTTTTTCCATGGCTTCGCGGAAGATGTTCGACATGACAGCAACTACGAAGTCGGAAAACTTGTCGCCCTTTTCCTCGGCGGCGATGTCGCGCACCTCGACGACATCCACGGTCTCGATATCTTCGGCGCGATAATCGGACCAACGGTCAAGAAACAGCAGGACCTTGCGGTAGTCTTCCTGGGTGCGGGCGGCGAGTTCGCCGAACACCTTGCTGGTACGGTATCGCTCTATAAGCGCGCCGAAAGTTCCAGATGCATAGACCTTCTGTCGCTTGCGCTCGGCGGTGGCGTAGGAATGGAGAAAGGAGGCTCCGCTCATCACGGCGTCGAGTTCTTCCCGGCTGTTGGCAGTTGCCAGCAGTTTGCCGGTAGCACGAAGAGAGGCGTACCACTTCCCGACCTTGTTCCGGCGGATGTTAAGCCCTCTGAGCTTCACTTTTGCCACGCCACATTGCTCCCATGCCCTGGCGTTTCGCCGGGCCGGGATTGTCAAGGGAGATCAACCATTCGTCCAGCCGGGTTCGCAAGTAGCGCTTTCCCGTCTTGGACTTGGTGATAACTATGGGGACAACCGGGCAGACTTCAGTGAAGGTGTCCACCGATAGGCCGCAATATGCCGCCGCCATCTGCTGGGTCATGGCGGCAGGCCAGTACGGCATCTCCGATGCTGCCAGCTTCGAGCTCATTTGGACCGCTCCGCCGTCCGTTCGCGGAAGGGACGCAGCTCGCGCTCCAGTGCGGCGGCGAGTTCGTCCTCGATCTTTGGCTGTGGCTTGAAGCGGATCACGGCCGCGAGCGGTTTACCCGACGGCGCCCACCTATCGATGCGGCCTCGCACCACGTCGCGCCACTCCGTCGCCTGCGCCCGTTGCTCCGCCTGGTGCACATCGGCGTAGATCTCGGCGGATGGGCGCGTAACGTCGAAGTGCTCGAGGACAGCGGTAAAGATGCGGTGCTCGAGGCCGATGATGTCGTTTCCGCCCTCGGCCAGCCAGAGCTTGAGCGCCGGATCCATCCAGCCGAGATAGGCAGCCGGTGCAGCGGAGAGCAGGGCATAGACGCGGGCCTCGGGCAGGCGGCAGGCCGACATGGTGACCAGGGCGTGCTGGGCGACGCTGTAGCTGGAGAAGTCGGTATTGCCGCCCCAGCATTCGCGACGGCTCATATGGTGCACGAGATCCCGCTCGTTGATCATATCGGGCGCGACGCGGGCATAGCTAAAGGCCACACCGCTGGCGGTAGGGCGAGTAAAGACGTGTTGCAGGGTCACTTGCAGAACTCCGGCGTGCGGGTGAGGGCCGGGGCCATCAGAAGAACCCGATTGCGGTAATGGCCATGAGCGGCGGGACGAAGATCATGATGGCGACGCCAAAGGCGTTGTCGCCGGTGGCGAGCCAGCAGGCGGTGCGGACAAGCCAATTCATCGGTTGGCCTCACCGATGGCGGAGGCGACGGACGCCAGCAGACGATCATCGATGCTGCGATCAGGCGCGGGGTGCGCCTCGGCAATGTGCATCTTGAGGCCCTTGGCTCCCCGCAGCTGCTTGCCGCAATGGGGGCACTTCTCCTGGGCTCCGGAGCGGCTGCGCTTGCTTGTACGGGCCCCCATCACTGCACCCGAGCTGGTTCGTTGGCCTGGCCAACGACAATCTCGCACATGCGGCTGATCACGTCGGGCATGATGTCGCCGAGCTCGCGCGGGCGGAAGCCGTTGCCGAGGAGGTAGCTGGCGATGGCGTCATGGGCGACGAGACCCGCGGCCATGTTGGCGGCCTTCTCGACACGGCCGGCGCGCTCTTCGGGTGTCGCCAACTGGCGAACGAATGTCTTGCTGGCAAGCTTGCGGGCAGCGTCGCCGTACTGACGCTGGAACGAAAGCGGGAAACCTACGACCTGCAGCGTCTCCTCGGTACAATTGGGGAATTGGTCGCGCATCGCCTGGGCGAGCGCCTCCACCATCGGCTCAAAGATCTCGGGATCGGAGTTGATCTGGCCGTGGCAGACGGCTGCTGCGGCGGGTTGCAGATTACCTGTTTGTTCGGAAAGCATCGGGTCTCACTCCTCGGCAAGCCACTTCGGCGAGCCGTTCATGAGACGTTCTTATGATGGGCTTCTGCCCATTAGTCAACTGGGCTAATGGGCAGACGATGGGCTGACCGCCGCCCGTTAATGATTCGACTCGACTCCTGTAGCGATCTCTGGAATCCATTCAGACGTGAACGGAGAGAGAACGTGGCTGTACAGCGGGACACCAAAGTGACGGAGTTTGTCATCATCAGCGGCCCTGAAGTGCATGATTATCTCGTCGAGATCCGCGCTCAGCTGCGCTCGTATTTGAACAGCGCCTTTCCGGACTTTCGCTTTAGCCTGGTAAGTCAGGATGGCGAAGGCATGGGGTTTGTTGTTGTCCCGGTGGTTGGCTCCATCGGCGACGGCACAAGCTCAGGCGACTTCGCAGATCCGGAGCCTTCGGTGCTGTACGAGATCAAGCAGGCACTAGAGGCGTTTCGCCCCTGCGCCAGAACGGTCCACTAAAGACCGAACAACTCGTTCGTCGTGTAAACACGATGAAGCACAAGGCCGGGGTGGTTCCGAAACTTGAGAGGGCCTTCGGGGTTGAACTGCTTGCACTCGACCCATTCGGCCGTGCGCCTTACCAGGACCTTGATAAAGCCCGAGAAATCGTCAGCATCTTCGCTGATGTTTTGAATGACCACCGTGTCACCAGGCGCTGGTGGTCGGTGCCGGCTGACGTAGACGAGCTGTCCCGCATGGTACATGGGGTACATGGAGTCATTCTCTACGAAGACCGCGTAGACGCCCTTTACTCCGACGAGACCTGGTGGCCGCGCGACCCGGTCGATAGGATCCATAGAAAACTGGAACGAGCCTGCAGCTAGGTCCGAGCCTGCAGCGGCCCCGAGGACGTCCACGTCGCGCGTCATTTGGTTTCGGTAGGGGCGCTCGAGGTCCGCCGGCGTCACTTCGGTGGGGGGCGGATCCAGTTGAACTCGGCCGCTTAGCCGGGCGATCGCATCGATCACTTTTCTGTAGTTCTCGATGGTGGGCTGTCGATCGCGCTTGAGCATATCGCGGACATAGGTTTCCCCCAGCCCGGCCGCCACCGAAACCGCCTTCATATTCAAGTTGTTCGCCTTGATGAGCTCGCGAACGCGCTCAACTTCTTCACTTGCCATGGTGAGACCATTTCAGAATGGGCTTCCCATTGCACGGTGGAAATAGCCCATTGACTCGTGGGCAAAAGCCCATCATGCCTATGTGCATGAACGAGATCGCACTGCTCATCACCCGCATCGAAGCATACTGCTCTCGCGAGAAGATCGCGGAGAGCACCTTCGGTCGATTGGCCGTCAACGACGGGAAGCTGGTTTCCCGACTTCGCGCTGGCGGTTCGCTCAACATGAGGACCTTCTCGGCAGTTGTCGCCTTTCTCGACAAGGCACCGGAACATGCTGGAGCGGTCGAATGAGCCGCCGCCCCAATCTCATAACCGCTGCCGACCGCCGCGCCCGGCTTGATGCATTGCGCCACATGATCGCTGATGGCAGCCCCGTTCGCGCCGTGCGCAGCGGTATGGGGCTTTCGATCCGGCAAATGCCCCGTGACGTTTATCTGCCCATCGGAATGGCCAAGCGCCTGCCCAGGCGGTCGCACACGCTGCCCAACACCGGACATGCGGGTGAACGCCCATGACCGGCTCACTGTATCTTCCCATCGGGCGTGCTGCCCATAACGGGGGTCTCCTCCTCCCTCGGCGCGCCCGTACTCTGCCCGCGCGGGATGCCCTCCCTCAGCTCCGTGCGGGCAGTTCGCTTCATCCGACGCAGGGCGGTGACCGCCTCGCGCAGCTCGGGACTGATCTCGTCGTCTGGTGCGTTGCTCATGACAGTTTGGTCCCACGTCCAAAGCATGGCCGTCATCCGGTATATGTCGGTGGGGTTACGCCATGATCGGGCGCCAACTCCCTGCAGCAGACTATTACGCGCTCAAAGGGGCTACCCGCCAACTAGTCGCGGCTTCCGGCCGTGGGCCAAAGGCGGCTGGTGCTACCCGGGTGCGGCAGCAACAGCTGAGCGAATACGGGCAGGCTGCGCACAAGCTGTTTATGCCGATCGACGTCGTGGCGGACCTCGAAGCCGAGGCAGGTCCCGTCGTCACCGAGCAGCTGGCGCTCCTCTGCAACCACATTCTTGTGCCACTGCCGGCGGTTGCCCTGGTCGAGGGAGGGTGCCTCGATCGGATCAGTGCCGAAACCCTCAAAGAAATGGGCGACGTGTTCGTCGCGCTGGGCGCCGCCCGGGCGGATGGTCAGATCTGCGGCAAAGACGCCCTCAAAATTCTCGACGAGATCCATGGCGCGATCGCCAAGCTAGCGCTGCTCAAGCTGCAGGTCGAAGCCGAAGCAGCAGGGAGCGACGACGCATGACCGAGCTCGCCCTCTTTTCCGTCGCCAAGGAAGCGCTTGCGGAGGCCCGGCGCACCGACGAGGTCAAAGATATCCGCGACCAGGCTGTCCGCATGCGCCTCTATGGTGAGCAGGCGCGGGATCGCACGATCATTGCCGATGCCAGCGAGATCATCGCCCGGGCAGAACGTCGCCTCGGTGAGCTGCTGAAATCTGCGCATGAGAGCGGGCAGCTCGGCATCGGCCGTCCCGCCCGATCGAATGTTGCCGGTGATGAGGCGGAAAACGGTACCCCCCCAGAACCGTTTCAGCGGGTGACGCTGGAAGAAGCTGGCATCAGCAAGAAGCTCTCCGCCAAGTCGCAGAAGCTGGCGGCGCTCGACGAGACCGCGTTCGAGGCGGCGATGCAGATCGCGCGCGACAAGATCATCAGCGGCGACGCCGTGATGGTGAACCCGCTCAAGGACGTTTCGACCGCTGGCAAGAAGGCGAAGCGGGTAGAGCGGGAAGCCGCGCTAGGCAAGAAGCAGGCGGCGTTGCCGGAGGCCAAGTTCGGCGTGATCTATGCCGATCCGGAATGGAAGTTCCAAACCTACTCGGAAGAGACCGGCATGGACCGGTCGGCCGACAACCACTATCCGACCTCGGATCTCGAGACGATCAAGGGCCGCGATGTCGGCTCGCTCGCCGCCGATGATTGCGTGCTGTTTCTTTGGGCCACCGTGCCGATGCTGGTGGAAGCGCTTGAGGTGATGAAGGCCTGGGGCTTTGCCTACAAGTCGCACTTCTCCTGGCACAAGGACCGGATCGGCACTGGCTATTGGGTGCGCAACAAGCATGAGCTGCTGCTGATCGGCACGCGCGGCCATGTGCCGGCGCCCGCCATGGGCGACCAGTTCGCCTCAGTGATCGAAGCGCCGCTAGGCGAGCATTCGGCCAAGCCGCACAAGTTCTACGAGATCATCGAAGCCTATTTCCCCAGCCTGCCCAAGATCGAGCTCAACGCCCGCGTGGCGCGGCTGGGCTGGGCGCGCTGGGGCTATGAGGCTCCGGAAGAATCCCAAGCGAAAACCTCCGTGGACGGCGGCGCGACCGAGCTGGGCAAGGTGCCAGCCGACAGCGTGGCGGGAGAGGTGAGTAGGGCGAGCGTCGGCGCCGGCTCCGACGCAGATCATTCGCCGGCGACGGCGTGCGAGAAGGTGGGCGGGTTTCCAGTAGCTGCAGCGCCTTTTTCATGCGGAGGAACTGGGGGAGACGGAGGCGACCAGAGAAGCCAACCCGCGAACGTCGGCGGTGTGCCGGACGTGACAGCCGGAGAGACGGTATCCCCTTTCACTCCCGAGATCGACGCCATCATTCGCGAGGGCGATGCCGCCAAGGCACCGCTGGCGCAGATCGTCGAGCGAACAGGCCTGACGCTCAACCAGGTCAAGGGCCGGCGCCGCACCCTGGGACTGTCCAGCCGCGATCGGCAGCGCGAGGCCGTTGCCGCATCGAACCGCCGGAGGGCCGAGGCATGAGCCGCAGGCCACCCCGCTACCATGCTCCCATTGTCGACGTGCGCGTGGTCCTCGACCCCTCGGGCGATCATCGCCTGGTGGTCGAGACCGACGGCGGTCTGATGATTGCTGACTACGACGCTGGGCAGATCAAGCAGCTCGAGCAGGCGATCGAGCAGTTCCGCTCCATCACGATTCAGGCGGACGGCGGGCCTGATTTTCACAACCGACGCACCGTACCCCTGGGAGGATTCCTATGAGATTGATTGACGTCGCCGGGCAGAAAGTGCCGGGGGCAGTGAGCCCTGGTCCTGCGCCGATGTTGCAGTGGATCAAAGTCGCTGACCTTGTTGTCGATGACAGCTATCAGAGAGATCTCAAGCGCGCCAACTGGACCGCGATCCGCAATATCGCCGAACACTTTCAGTGGTCTCGCTTTTCGCCGGTGTTCGTTGCACCGGTCGCCGGCGGCAAATTTGCGATCATCGATGGGCAACACCGCACCCATGCCGCAGCGCTGTGCGGCTTTGAGGAGGTGCCGTGCCAAGTTGTGCATATGAGCCAAGCAGAACAGGCCGCGAGCTTCGCCGCCGTTAACGGCACAGTAACAAAGGTGACTTTGTTCCAGATTTTCAAGGCAGCTCTGGCTGCAGGCGAACCTTGGGCTCTCGCAGCCCAACAAGCCTGTGCTGACGCCGGATGCCGACTGATGACTTATCACCAGGCTTCCGAAACCAAGAACTTCGGGGAAGTCTTCTGCGTGGCGCTAGTCCGCCAGCTGGTTGACGGTGGCCATTCCAAAGCTGTGACCGCAGCACTCTCCGGCATCCGTCGCTCGGAGTTTGGGCAATCTCCTGAGGCGTACTCCAATGAGATTCTGAAGCCCTGGTTCATGGCAGTTGTTGACCGCCCTTGGCTGGTCCAAGCCGAAGTAGATCTCTCGTCATTCATCGACGACTTCGACCTCTACAGCGCCCTGGACCGGGCCGTGGAGTACGTGAAAGTAAAGCGGCGGCAGGGCTATACAGGGATTTCACGCCACGACATCGCGTCGGCTGAGATCGGGGAGGCTCTCGACAAAGCGTTTCCACAGCGCATGTCGGGCCCCGACGCTGCACTCGGAATGGAGGCGGCAGAATGAGCGCGAAGAAAAAAAGCGCCTGCTTGCCCCAGGCAATCAGCAAGACGGTGCCGCTCAACCAGTTGCGCTCCGGCGACGCGATCAATGCCCGCCGCACCGGCCGAGATACCTCGCTAGACGAGCTCAAGGCGTCGATCCTTGCGCATGGTGTCGTCCAGTCGCTGCGCGTTCGCTTGGCTGCTGACAACACTCACTACGAGGTCATCGCCGGAAACCGCCGGCTCCTCGCGCTGCAGGGCCTCCTCAACGAGGGCAAGATCGAGCCAGATTACTCGGTCCCGGTGATCGCTGGTGTGATCGACGATGCGGCGGCACACGAGCTGAGCGTCGTTGAGAATGTTGAGCGGGTACCAGTGTCTGCAGTCGACGAGTTCCGCGCATTTGCTCGGGTACATGCCGAAGGCAAGAGTGTCGATGAAGTTGCCGAGCGGTTCGGCGTTCCGATCCGTCGAGTGCAGCAGCGGCTAAAGCTCGCAGCACTACACCCGGACATTCTGCACGCGCTCGAGGAGGGTAAGATCACCCTCGATGCCGCCGCTGCGTTCACGGTCCAGTCCGATCCGGATCGGCAAGCCGCCTACCTACGGGAGGCCATAGAAAGCCAGCGGACCTGGCTGCTGCAGCCGCGGGACATTCGTCATGCCATGACGGAAACGCACCTAGCTGCGACCTCGCCTTTGGCCAAGCTGATCGGCGAAACGGCATATGTTGCAGCTGGCGGTGAGATCGTGACCGATCTGTTCGCCGAGCTGGTCTATTGGACCAGCGGGGATATCGTCGAGCGCCTCACTCGCGAGCGGTTCGCCGAACAAGAGGCCGCCTGGCTTGCTGACGGCTGGGCATGGGTGGCTCACGAAAGTGAGTATTCCAACATCTGGAACTACCGTCGGCACTACCCAAAAACACCCGCGCTTGGCGAAGCCGATCAGGCCCGCTGTGATGCCCTAGAAGCAGCGATCGATGAAATGGAGGATGCCGCCGGCGATGCTGAGCCAACAGCCGAGCAGCGCGCCGAGTATACCGCTTTGGCGAAGGAGATCGAAACAATCCGCGCGCGCTACCTGCCGATGTTCACCGCCGAGGAAAAGGCTGGCTCCGGAGTGGTCTACTACACCAATGGCGAAGCCGTCTTTGGTGTCATCGACACCGCCAAAGCTGGAGCAGAACCGGCCGGGGCACCGGAAACTGGCAAGAAACAACAGCTACCCCCAGAGGACCCCGCGGCCGTTGGAGCCAACGTGTCCCAGACACTGTCGCTTGCTCTATCGGATTCACTTCGGACCGAAATCGGAGCTGACCCTGATCTGGCGCTTCCGCTTTTGGCCGCGTTCATGGCAGCCAGCCAAAACGGCAAGCAGCTCCCGGCGCACATGTCGCTCGGCCATGCCACGGCAGGCCGCACGGCGGATTCAAAGCACGGGATCACTGAGGCTTTCCGCTACTTCGATGAGATGGATGATGAGACGCTGCTCGCGTCGATCGCGCGCATGTTCGCCAACTCGGTCGACGTTTCCGACAGCTTCCTCGGCTCGAAATACATGGGGGCTGCCACACAGCGAAGCCTTATCGAAGAACTGGTTGAGATCGTCGAACCACGCGACTTCCCCGAGTTCGACACGATCGCCTACTTCGAGGGGGTCAAGAAGCCGCTGATCGCGGCGGCCTTCAAGGAGATCACCGGCGAGGCCATCAAAGACGGCAAGAAGGCAGACATGGCTGCGACTACTGCCAAGCTTGCTATGGAGCATGGCTGGTTGCCGGTGGCGCTGCGCAGCAAGGCCTATGACGGTCCAGGAGCGGCTGCCAATTTGCAGGAGGCTGCTGAATGAGCCGCGAGAAGCTCCCCGAGCGGCGCGAGGGCGAGACGCTGCTGGTGGATCACTACCATAGCCGTGGCACCGCAGCCGAGCAGGTCGAGACCATGATCGTCAGCTATAGCCGCTATCCCGACGGCCGCATCGGCGAAGTGTTCGTCAATTGCGAGAACCGGCGCAGCGAGCGTTCGATCGGGCTCTGGCACGATATCGGCATCATCGTTTCGATTGCCCTGCAGCGCGGCGCCACGCTCACGGAGCTCAGCAGCGCCATGTCGCGAGGCGAGGTCAACCTTCTGGGCAAGATCGTCGAGGTCGCGCAATCACCGGCAGGAAGCCTGCTGGACGCGCTGCTCGATGTGGAAGCGCAGGCGCGGATCGAGGGTCGATCATGAGCGATCACCAAACCCGCCTCCGCTCCATTCTGGTGACCCTCGACGCGCCTCCAAGCGAGGTGCTGTTCCACTATGTGCGCGCCACGCTCGAGGAGTGCGACGGATGTATATCGGAAGCCGCCCGGCGCCTGGGCATGCATCGCCGGACGCTGCAGCGCATGCTGCTCAAGAAGGCGCCCAAACCCAAAGCGACACCTGGGAGCGGCGCGCAATGACCTATCGCTCCGACCGGCAGATCACCGAGGCGACCCTGCCCAGCTCGTTCTTCTGGAGCGTGATGGTCAATGGCGTCGCTGACCCTGATGCGCCGCACAGCAAGGCAATCATCAGCCTGCTCGACGAAGCCATAGAAGCTGAGCTGGTGGGTCTCACGTCTGAGCAGCGCAGCAAGATCCTGCGGCGGTCGCGCCGGATCTACCAGGAGGCGGTCACCGAGTTTGAGCGGCAGCAGATCGAGGCCGGCAAGTTCGGCTTGGTGGTCTTCTACCTGCTCCACATGCTGCGCGACCAAGGCCTCTTTCACCTGGAGGAGGGTGGACCGCTCGATCGCGCGCTCGATGAGATCCTGCCGGCCGTGGCTGAGTGGACGGCCGTCGCTGCCGTGGATGCGTCGGCGCAGAAGCAGGCTCGGCGCCTCCTCAAGCTGCTGCAGGAAGAGGGCTACTTTCGGGAGGCGGTGCCAGCATGAGGGGTCTGTTGACATCCATGCGCCGGAAAGGCGGCGAGCGCACCAAGGCAAAGTTCGTTGGCAGGACGGTTCGCATCTGGTCCGGCGAGTGGAGTGCTTGGTGGCGTCCGGAGTCTCGCGGCTACACCGACGATATCACGCAGGCTGGGATTTACAGTTTCGAGGATGCTTGGGCTACCTCGGCTCACTGCGGCCCCGAAAAGAAGATCGCCTATGAGATCGTCGAGGCTCACGTATGAGCCTGCCGCCGGAACTCGAAAGCCTCAAGCAAGACGCGTTGGCCGTCACCTGTTGGAGCTGGGCCAACTTCAAGGGTTGGAAGCTCGGGCCGGGGCTCGACAAAGCTGGTCCATGCCCCAATTGCGGTGGCACCGATCGGTTCGCCATTCACACCGGCAAGAACACCTTCAACTGTCGCCAGTGCGGCCTCGCCGGCGGTGGCGTCATCGACCTGGTGATGAAAACCGACAAGGTCGGCTTCGTCCAAGCCTGCGAGCTCATCACTGGGCGCACGGTCGCCGATCCGATCTCGGCCGAAGAAGTGGCCCGCATCGCCCTGGCTGCCGAGCAGCGTGAGCGGGAGCGAGCGGCTGAGGAAGAAAAGCGCCGGCTGCGCGCGATCTCTGAAGGTTTATCTGTCTGGAACCGCTCGGCAGAACCGCAGCCGGGCGGCGCCGTTGCGCGGTACCTGCAGCTGCGCGGCCTGCCGGAATCGCTCAAGTTCGACAAGATCGGCCTGCGGGAGGTCGCCAGCCTCGACTATGTCGTCGAAGTCACCGATGGCGAGCGCCGCCGCTGGGAGACTATCCATTCCGGTCCGGCCATGATCGCCGCCGTGGTGCTGCCCAATAACAGCTTTGGCGCCGTGCACCAGACCTGGCTCGACCTCGATCACCCCAAAGGTAAGGTGGCGCTGACCCACCCGACCAAGCTCGAAAAGGGCGCGCCCCTGCAGTTGCCTGCCAAGAAGGTGCGCGGCTCCAAGAAGGGTGGCGCCATCCGGCTCTACACCCCCAAGACCGTGCACCGCATCGTCATGGGCGAGGGGATCGAAACCACGCTCACAGCCATGGCGCACAATTTCGAGCCGGGCACTGCCTACTGGGCCGGCGTCGACCTCGGCAACATGGCCGGCAAGGCCTATCGCGATATCGAGAACCACCGGCACGAAGAGCGGCCGGATCTCGACGATACCGACTGCTTCCTGCCGCCCGACTGGTGCACCGAGCTCGTCTATCTCTGCGACAGCGACGAGCCGGAGACCAAGACAGTGGAGAAGGTGACGCGTGGCCTCGCTCGCGCCCAAGCGTCGCGCGAGCAGGCGCGCTCTACGAATACCGCGCTGCTGGCACTCGAATGCGCACTCGTCGAGCCGATCGGCGACGGCAAGGACCTCAATGACCTGGTGAGGGTGAGCGCGTGAATTGGGAACATGTCGTCTCCGTCTCGGGAGGCAAGGACAGCACTGCCACTTACCTTCTGGCGATGGAACGCCGGGAGCGCACCGGCCGCGACTTCATCGCCGTGTTCGCTGATACGGGCCACGAACATGAATGGACTTACGACTTTGTCCGCGCTCTTGCGGGCAAAACTGGTGGCCCAGAGCCGATTTGGGTCAAAGCTGATTTCTCGACCGATATGGCTCGCAAGCGGGAGTACATGTCGAGGGTTTGGCCGGCAGAAGGAGTGCCGCAAGCGCAGGTAGACCGGGCGGTCGAGCTATTGCATCCCACCGGCAATCCCTTCCTCGACCTGTGCATGATGAAGGGTCGGTTCCCTTCCTCTGGTCGACGCTTCTGCACCGATTTCCTGAAGATCATGCCGATGTTTGTCGGTGTCCAGCGCCCTCTGCTGGAGGCTGGCCTCACTCTGATCTCATGGCAGGGTGTCCGAGCAGAGGAGAGCTTGGCTCGGGCGGATCTGCCGAAGTGGCAGCGCCTGAATCCGGTGCCGTACAGTATGCCGAAGAAGATCCATGCTCTCGCTGAGGGCTGGCGCGCCTTTGCTTATCGGCCGCTCATCGCATGGCTCACGCATGAGGTGTTCGAGTTCCACACCCGACACGGCATCGAGTGGAATCCTCTCTACGACAACGGCATGCACCGCGTCGGTTGCTTCCCCTGCATCATGGTTAGCAAGGATGAGCTGCTTGCGATCGCCCAACGATTCCCCGGCGCGATAGATCGCCTCGAGGAGTGGGAGGCCATTGTCGGCTCGGTGGCCAAGCGGGGTGTCTCCAGCTTCTTCTCGCATGACAAGACACCCGGGCCACACAAACTGGATCTGAGCCTTCCTTCACCCAACGTGCGCGCAGTGGTGGACTGGAGCCGGACTGGGCGGGGTGGCAAGCAGTACGAGCTGCTCCTCGCGGACATGGGCACCAGCTGTACTGCGTGGGGTGCCTGCGAGTGACTGATACACCCGACGACGACGACAAGAAGAAGGCCGTCAAAACTGCCATGGACAAGAAGCGGCCGATCAAGGCCGACTTCAAGGTCATCGATGGCGGCAAGGACGAAGCCAAGCCCAAGGCTGAAGCGCCGCCGGCGCAGGATCCCGACGATCCGGGTCCGGACGATGATGACATCCCCCAAGTCGATGATGATGGTGAAGGCGGGCCGCCGGACGGGATCTCGGAGAACGAGCGCATCATCATCCGTTGGTGTGCCGCCATGGACCAGAACGATCGCGACAATGGTCGGCGCCTGGTCGCCTGGTTCGGCGATCACCTGGTCTATGTCACAGGGTTAGGCTGGCTCGTCTGGCGCGGCACCCATTGGCTGCGCGATGAGGCCGACCTCTATGTGCGCCTGCTCGCCCAGGAGATCGTCGACAAGATCAAGCTCGAGGCATTCGAGATCGAGGCAACTGACCCGCAGAAGCGGATCCTCGACCTGGCCAAAGACGCGATGGCCAAAGATGACGACAAGATCACTGCCGCCGATCGCAACGTCATGGCCAAGGCGATCGATGTCCGCAAGCAGCTGAGCAAGAAGCGATCTTCGCGCCGCTCCTGGGCGGTGACCTCAGGCAATGCCGGCAAGACCACGGCGATGCTGCAGCAGGCGCAGTCCCTGAAATCGCTGGCGATCGAGAAGCTCGACGCCGACCACATGCTGTTCAACCTGGCCAATGGCACGCTGCGCTTCTGGCGCGAGCTGGATCCAGACCAACCCGAAGGCGGCGAGCGCAAGATCGGCCGGTTCGAGTTCCGTCCCCATGATCGTAATGACCTGATCACCAAGATGGCTGAGGTCGAGTATCACGCCGATGCCGATCGGACCTTCTTCGAGGATGTGTTCCTGACCAAGGTGCAACCGGAAGAACGCTGGCGCACCTTCCTGCAGGTGGCCACGGCTGTTGCCCTGTTGTTCGGTGGCAATGACGAGCAGCGGCTGTTCTATCACTACGGCACCGGCGCCAACGGCAAGTCGGCCTTCTTCGAGCTGATCGGTCGCCTCGCCGGTGACTATCGTCAGATCGCCTCGCCCGAAACCATCACGGGCGACGGGCAGCGCACTGGCCAGCAGGCCAACCCCGATATCGCTCGGCTGCACAATGCACGCCTGGTGACGATCGAGGAGCTGCCCAAGAACACGCCGCTAAAAGAGGAGCTGATCAAGGCGCTCACCGGCGGCACCAAGATTCTGGCGCGCTTCCTCAACAAGGACTTCTTCGAGTTCATGCCGCAGTTTACGCCCATGCTCTCGGGCAACAACAAGCCGGCAATCTCGGGCTCCGATGAAGGTATCTGGCGCCGCTTCCTGTTCGTCCTTTGGGGCGTTCGGATCCCTGAGGGGGAGCGCATGGCGCCGACCCTCTTGGCGGCCAAGCTCGATGCCGAGCGATCGGGCGTGCTCAACTGGTTGATCGAGGGCGCACTGCTCTACCTCACCAATGGGCTGGACTACTACACGCCACCCGAGGCCAAGGCCTTCGCCCAGGACTATCGCGAGGAGCGCGACAATGTCGGTGTGTTTGCCGAGGCCTGCATCGAGCACGTCGAAAAAGAGAAGGTGAAAGCCGGGCAGGTCTACGAGGCTTATGAGGCCTGGTGCAAGGCAAACGGCATGCGCGCTGCCACCCAGCGCAGTTTCGGCGACCGGCTCAACGACCTCGGCTTCAAGAAGCAGCGCGGCGCCTTCTACTATTATCTCGATGTGCGCCTGCGCGATGTCCCCGGCCGCGCCACCGGCATTGGCGAACCTCCTCCGCGCGACCCTAGTGATCCCGGCTTCTAGGCAGGCCTGACCTCGCCAAGAGGATGGCCATAGAGGGTGGCGAATCGCCACCCGCGCCGCGCCCCGCACCCCCTCACCAGAACAGAAAAGCAGAAGTCTCGACCCTCTCAGCGCTCGCGCGCTGCGATAGAGGGTCGAGAGATTTGCGAGAGGGTGAAGTGCAACCCTCTGCGTCCGATTACAACAGCAAAAACAATGGCTTACCCTGAAATTGAGAGGGTCGAGAGGGTTCATGCTCGTCTATATATGGAAGGGGGTCTGGGGGTGTGCCTTTCGACCTATGCGCTATAGGCCACCCTCTGCACCCTCTTCTCCCTCTTTATCCCTATGGTTCTGTTCTTCTTTTCTTCGAGAGAGGGTCAGAATGGAACCTCTTAACCCTCTAAGAGGAGCTGACGCCGTGGCTAAGGTTAAGATCGACATAGAGAACTTGGTGGTGTGGGCACTGGCCAAGCAGCATGCCGATGTCAGCCGGGGCAGTGGCATTGCCAGGGAGTTGCGCCAGTTGGCGGGTGGCATGTCGGCAACGGAACGGGTGGAGGCCTATCTGTCGATGGGTACCCGGGTGGATGGTGGCGGCAGCTCCTCGCATAAAGTGTCACCGGACGCACAGCGAGTTGCAGCAGCCATTGATGCGTTGCCGATCGAGGCGGCCGCATTGGTGGTCGCCGCTGGGCGCAGCATGGCGCCGATAGAGTGGGGTGAGGATGGCATCGGCCAATGGGTGCCGGTGCTTGATCGCAAAGGCAACCACAAGAAGCGCTGGCAGGATCCGGCACAATGTCGGGGCCTGCTCGGCTGGGAGTACATCTATCAGGGCTACATGCCGAGCGATCTAGATCTGATCCGCATGCAATATGTGACCTGGTGGGAGGCGCTGAAGGATCTGCAGCGTCGATTGCAGGGGCGTCTCGTCGGTTGGGACGTGACCGGGCCGTGCCGCTCGGCTGAGCCTTGGAACGATGCTCCAAGGGTAATCCACTATGTCGGTTTCGAATCGGTTGACGTGAGGTAAAAGTTTGACGTAGCTTCACCACAACAAAACAGGTCTTCAGACAGGCGCTACGGGAAACCGGGGCGCCTTTTGTGTTTCGGGAGGGGAACGCCTTGGCTGGGATCTCGATCTCCTGGGGCGATATCGATGGGCTGCGCCGTTTCGACAACATGCTCAAGGCGCTCGGCGGCCCTCAGATGCAGAAGGCTTCGGCCGCTGCAATCAACCGATCCGGCGACATGGCCAAGACACAAGTCACCAGGGCTCTGTCCAAGCAGACCGGACTGAAGCGCGGCATCATCGTCAAGGCGATCGGCAAGCCGAAGCGGGCGAACTGGGGCGATCTCAGCTATGAGATGAAAACCGAAGGCGGCGACGTGTCGCTGAAGTATTTCGCACCCAAGGAAACGGAGGCAGGCGTTCGCGCCAAGCCGTTCGGCAAGTCCACGATCTTTCCCGCGACGTTCTTGTCCGGTGGTGAATGGCCCGGCGGTCGTACCGGACTGATCGCGGGTGGGCATGCATTCTTCCGCGCGGGAGGTTCTCGCCTGCCAATCGAGCGGGCGCGGTCCGGCGTGATCATCCCAGCCGAGATGGTGAAGGGTGCGACGGCTCTGGCCTTCGAGAGGTCGGTGCAGCAGAACCTGCCGCGTCGCCTCGAACATGAGCTCAACCGCATCACGGGGGGTGCACTCAGCTGACCCCCCCGGTTCAGGGACCGTACCGGCCTTCGGCTCGGCTGCGGTGCGGATGCGGCCCGAAATATCGCCAGTCATACTGCTGAAAACGAACGGTTAACACGGTTAACAACATGGCCAATGCGGTTAACAGCGCCGACGGCCACCTGGTCATGTGGTCGATAGGCCAGATCGCCGAGCGAGACGGTATTTCGAAGCCTGCTGTCAGCAAGATGGTGGCGAAGTTGATCCGCGACCATGACTTGCCGGTCACGCGCGACGGCCGAGGCAGGGTGCAGCTGGTCAGTGTGGCGGACTATGACCATCACCGCGCGTTCTTTGGATCGTCGGTTCAGGATGCGCGGGGAGAGCAGGCGCCAGTAGACGTTCGCCCTCAGTCGCAGTCAGAATCTCGCGACGAGGCGCTGCGCCAGAAGGCTTGGATGGAAGTTCGCCGTCAGCGCCTTGAGGATGCGAAGGAGGCTGGCCTACTCGTGCGATCGGATCTGCTTCGCGACGCCCTAGCGGCCGCAGCTCGCACCATCCAGTCGGAAGTCGGACGCCTTGCCAATAGAGCCGACGACATTGCCCTGGCGGTCTCGAAAGAGGGCACGAGCGGTGCACGGATGGCGTTGCGGAAGATTGCAGACGAGATCAACGAACGGGCAGCCGATGCGCTAGCTAAAATCGCCGCAGAGGCTCCTGAGCGAGACGAGGCGCTGACCGAGGTTCCGGAAGAATGAACTATCACCTCGGCGCATTGCGCTTGGTGGCGTCAGCGCTTGCGGATGCAATCCGGCCGGTGCCGCCGGTGCCGTTTCGCCAATGGCTGCCAAAGAACATCGTCCTGGTGGACGGTCCGAAGAAAGAGGAGTTTTGGGCTGAGGCGGATGCTCCCTATCTGGGGCCGATTGCCGATGCACTGGACATCGATCATCCTGCCAATCTGGTGACTGTGCGAAAGAGCCAGCAGACTGGAGTTTCCATTCTGGCCTTGGCCTGGTCTCTGTATCTGGCGGAGGTTGCGCCCGACAACGTCCTCTACGGCGTACCGGGCATCGATGCTCTGCAGGATGTGAACGGCAAGAAGCTGCAGCCAATGATCGACGCTTGGCAGGCGAAGTCGGGCAAACGGATCATCTTGCCATCCGTCAGCCGCTCCGGCGCGGGATCGACGATTTACGAAAAACGCTTCGCTGGGGGCACAATCAGTCTGGCCAATGCCAACTCCGTCATGGAGTTGTCCGGTAAGACGACGCGCTATGGTGTCAAAGATGAGGTCTCGAAATGGCAGAACTCGCCCAATGGTGACGATCCCGAAGTCCTCTATTTCGGTCGCTTCACGGCATTCCGCCGCCTCAAGCTGTGGAAGATTTTGGAGCTGTCGACCCCCGAGCTCGATAGCGGTGATCCGCTAGGGGATGATCCCGGGCACTGCCGGGTTGATCGCTCTTTCCGGCGCTCCGATCAGCGCTTCTGGAACATTGAGTGTCCGGAGTGCCACGGCGAGTTCGCGCAGACGATGGACGGTTTCGTCCTCGACCGGCGGCATCCACACCGCAGCACCTATGAGTGCCCGCATTGCTCGCACCAGCTGAGCGAAATGGAGCGCGTTCCTGCCGTGCGGGCGGGCCGCTTCATTGCAACGGCGGATGGCGAGGGGCGGCACCCGGGCTTCCATGTGGACGCCTTTATCTCGCTGATGATGAGTTATGAGGCCATTGCCGAGGAGTGGCTAGACCGCGAGAACAAGGGCGAAGAAGGGGCCAAGGGCTTCACCAACCTGGTGTTAGGTCTGCCCTACGCCATGAAGGGGGACGCGCCGGACTATAAGCGACTGATCGAGAGACGGGAGACTTACCGTCGTGGCGTTGTCCCTGCCGATGGCCTGATCGTCACGGCCAGTGCCGACGTGCACCACGATAACATCATGGTCGAGATCGTTGCTTTCGGTGAGGATCGTCAGACCTGGTCAGTTGAAGTCCAGCATCTGGAAGGGCCTACCGACGACATAAATGCTGGTGCTTGGGCGAAACTAGACGAGTTCTACCGCAAGCCTATCATCGACGTGTTTGGCCAGGAGCGCAGGATCGAGGCTCTGGCCGTCGATTCCGGTGACGGTTTGCGCACGACGCAAGTTTACAGCTGGTGCGCCCGGCGCCCGCTGACGCATGCGATCAAGGGTATGCAGGGCCGTGGCGTTCCGGCGATCGGCTTGCCGCAGAAGGTGACGGTCCGAAAGAGCGGCAAGAGGCAGCGCGCCGGCAGTGCCAAGGTCTGGCCCGTCGGCACCTGGGCGCTCAAGGGCGAGTTGATGGGCAATCTCCACAAGGAGATCATCCGAGATGATGGCCTCACGACGGTGCCTGGCGGGTACTGCCACTTCGCCGAGTGGCACGATGAAGGATACTTTAAGCAGCTGACGGCGGAGTATTTCGTCCGCAAGCTGGTGAAGGGGAAGCTGCACGAGGGTTGGGACAAGCTTCGCCGGGACAATCACTGGCTCGACGTTCGTATCTACGCAATGGCAATGGCCGAGCTCCTCGGGCTTTCGAAGCTGACCAGCGACGGCTGGGCTCAGCTTAAGTCCCGGATTGTTCCGGCGGAGCCTGTCGATCTGTTGTCGACGGAAAGCGAAACGATCGCTGCGCGCGGTGATCCGCAGGAAGAGCCAAAGCCGCCACCTTCGACAAGCCCGGCAAAGCCGGTAGCAAAGAAGCGCTCCAGATGGGGCTCTTACCGATAGGAATTGATCCATGGTTGAGATGAAGCCTCGGGTCCGCGTGAAAGCGGGGGCCGTAGCGTCCCCGGCTGCGCCGACCCGGCAGGCGACAGCTCGATACCTGCGCTCCGACAATTCAGGCATCCTGGCCATGCGCAGAGCGGTCACCCGGGATGCTCGTTATGATGTCATAGAGGCTGCCGACCGTGCTGCGGCCCTGGCGCTCGATTTCATGCACAACTCGGGATGGCTCGCCGGCGCGGCCGACCAGGTGGTTGCCGACACCGTCGGGATCGAGCTCAAGCTAAACGCCCGCCCTGATCTGTCGCGGCTCGGATACGATGCCAAGGAACAATCGGACTGGGCCAAACTGGTGGAGCGGGAGTGGCGCCGCTGGGCTTGGGACCGCAATGAGTGCGATCTGGCCGGTAAGTCTACTATCCCGGAGATGCTCGACGCAGTTGTTCGCTCGTACCTCGCTGCAGGTGAGGCATTTGGCGTTCTCGATTTCATTCCCCGCGCAGCGCGCCTCCGCATGGGAATCGAAACAGGCACCAAGATTTCCTTGGTGCCGTCGCATCGTCTGCCGCGTAGGACCCGGGAATTCGAGGGTCTCGACCAGGGCATCTACCACGACGCCCGCGGCCGGGCTCTTGCATACCGTTTTCGCCGACGCGAGACCGGGATCGAGGTCGATGCCGACATCGACGCCCGCAACGTTATCCACGTCATGGACCGCGGCGAGAACCCGGGCAGTGCGCGCGGTATCTCTGTCTTCGCTCCGATCCTGAAGGTCATCGCGCAGTCCGATCAGCTGGCGGATGCCACGCTGGCAACGGCGCTGCTGCAGACCGCTTTCGCCGCCACCATCAAAAGCCCGGAAGCCAGCGACCAGGCATTCGAGGCCATCCAGACGCTCTCGGACATGCCTGAGCCTAATGGTTTTGACCGGACACAGGGCAGCTGGGCGGAGCACATTGGCAGTATCGCGCAGGACCTGGTGGACATCTGGGGCATGCGGATCGAAGCGCTAAAGGAAAAAGGCGTCTCGATGAACGATCCAGCCCGGATCAATCATCTTGGACCGGGTGAAGAGTTTCACATGCACACGGCTGCGACGCCGGGAAGCCAGTACCTGCCGTTCTCGAAAAACCTTCATCGGGAGATGGCGCGCCGTCTCGGCGTCACCGTCGAGAGCTTCACGATGGACCATTCGGATGCGACCTATTCTTCAGTTCGTATGGCTGTTGCGTCCATCTGGCCGATCGTCATGCGCCGGCGCGAGCGCATTGCGGCGCCTTTTGCCCAGGCAGCCTACGAGCCCTGGCTCGAGGAATCTATTGCGGAGGGTCGAGTGCCGCTTAGGGGCGGTCTCGCTGCCTTCCAGGCGAATAGGTCTCGTGTGGCATGGGCCGAGTGGCGCGGGCCTGAGCAGCCCTCGGCCGATCCCTACAAGGACGCGATGTCCCGCAAGGTCGATCTGGAGACCGGCTCCACGTCGCTGCAGCGGATCTATGCCGCCAAGGGGCAGGACTGGGAAGAAGAGATCGAGCAGATCGGCAAGGAAGTAGCCAAGCTCGAGCAGATCGGGGTGGCGGTTCCGCATGGCAGGCTGCGTGGTGGCAATGGCGCCGGACCGAACGGCGCTGCTGCCGACGGCAATAGAGAGCCTGAAGGGGTAGCTGCTGATGCCTGATGAACTAGACCCCCTAGCAATCGATTGGTGTGCCCGGGCGGCCAACCTGCGGAAGGTCGAAGAAGCCCTCCTGATGGGCGAGATGATCACCGAGGCTCGCTTCGGCGCTGACATGGCCCGCTATTCCAATGCCTCTCTGGACCAGGTGCAGCGCGCACTAAGTGAAGCGATCCGGAATTGCCAGATCAGCCGGGGGGGGAAGCCGCGGCGCACCCGCTATGCGATCCGCGGTCGGATGCTCCGGCCCTACTAAGGAACCAAACATGGCTGCAATTTTGGAAGACGGAAGGCTTCGGCTCTCCGGCTATGTCGGCGATTATTACTATGAGGATGGCTTCAGTTCGGACGATGTGGTTCTCGCCCTGGCGCAGATCTCCGACGAGGAAGAGCTGGTGGTCCACATCAACTCGCCCGGCGGGATAGCGTCCGAGGGCGCTGCCATCCATGCGCTTCTGAAGGCGCGCAATGGTACGACCGATGTGGTTGTCGAGGGGATCGCTATGTCGGCGGCCTCGCTCATCGCCATGGCTGGTGACACGGTGATCATGTCCGCCGGCGCCGTGATGATGATCCACGATCCTTCAGGCATGACCTGGGGCACCTCCGAGGATCACTCCAAAACCATCGAAGGCCTTGAGGCGCTTGCCACTGCTTATGCGCGGGTCTACGCGGCAAAGTCGGGCAAAACGGCCGAAGAGTGCCGTGAGATCATGAAGGCAGAACGTTGGTTCACGCCCGATCAGGCGGTTGCTGAAGGGTTTGCCGACGAGACAACCGAACTCAAAGCCGAGCCGGTTGCTGCCTTTGATTACCGCATCCTCGAAAATGCACCGCAGCGCCTCAAGGCGCTCGCGAGCAAGAAGAACTGGTCACTCCCGACCAGCAAGGCGGCAGCCGCCGCGCCAAGTCCCCCCAATGGAGGTTCCATGACGGACAAAGAACGTGCGGATCAGCTTGCCGCCGAAAATGCCAAGCTGAAATCTGACCTCGAAGCTGCAACGGCTTCGGGCGACACCGCCGTGAAGGCCGACCGCGACCGCCGCGCTGCGATCATGGCCCTTGAGGAGACAGCAGGCCGTGAGCCTCTGGCTGAACACCTCTACCTCACCGGCAAGAGCGTAGACGAAGCCAAGGCCACCTTGGCGGTCTCGCCGAAGTCCACCCAGTCCGACAGCCAAACGGATGCGGCCACTCTCGAGGCGAGCCGCCTCAATGGGGCGGGTCTTAGTGGCAAGCCAGCCGCGGGCAGCGGTAAATCTGCGCCGACCCTCCTGGTCGACACCATGCGCAAGCAAATTGGAAAGGGGGCCGCTTAAATGGCGACCGAGATTACTGAAGGCCGCTATGCCAGTGATTGGCTGAAGCGGGAAGCCGACAGTCACTTCTCCCGGGAAGAGGTGATCATCGCCTCGGGTATCGGCGTGGTGCAGTCGGGCACAGTGGTGGGCAAGATCACCGCTTCGGGCAAGTATGCGCCGGTGACCGCTGCCGCGACCGACGGTAGCGAAGATGCCGCCGGCGTGGTGCTGTTCGGCGTTGACGCAACCTCCGCCGACAAGTCCGCCGTGATCATCGCTCGCGATGCCCTCGTGGTTCACCAGGGCCTGCTTTATGGCGCCGACATCAATACGTCGGCCGAGCGGGCAGCAGTCGTTGCAGCGCTCGGCGCGCTCAATCCGCCGATCATCGTGCGCGAAGGAGCGTAATCCATGAACATCCTGGATATCTTCAACAATGCAGCCTTCAGTTCGACGGCGCTGACACAGGCTATCAACATCGTCCCGAACGACTATGGCCGCGTTCGCGAACTGGGGCTGTTCGAAAGCGAGCCGCTGACCACGACCACGGTTGCGGTGCAGTATGCAAACGGCACGCTGAACCTGCTGCCGACGCGTGAACGCGGGGCTCCGCCTTCCTTGGGCATGCCGGAAAAGCGGGGCGTTCGCGCTTTCCGTACGTTCCACATCCCGCATGATGACTTCGTACTGGCCGATGATGTGCAGAACATCGTCTCCCGCGTGGCCGATGATGCGGTGCTGGAGAGCGTGGCAGGTCTTGTGACCCGTAAGGAAGTCACGATGCGCCGCAAGCACGCGATCACGCTGGAGCACCTGCGGATGTCGGCGCTGCGCGGCGAGATCCTCGACAGCGACGGCTCCTCTCTGCTGAACCTCTTCAACGAGTTCGGCGTCACCCAGCACACGGTCGATTTTGTGCTTGGCACAGCAAGCACCGACGTTAAGGCCAAGGCCCGCTCAGTCGTGTCCTACATGGAAGACAATCTCATGGGGGAGACCATGAGCGGCGTCCATGTCCTTGCGTCGCCGGAGTGGTACGAGAAGTTTATCGGCCACGACAAGGTGGAAGAGATCTACCGATATTATGACGGGCAGAACAATCCGTTGCGGCAGGACGTTCGCCGCGGCTTCCCCTTCCATGGTCTCACCATCGAAGAGTATCGCGGTTCCGCCCAATATCTGCAGGAAGACGGCACCTACGCAAACCGCCGCTTCATCCCAGCCGGGGAGGCGATTGCATTCCCGATCGGCACAACTGACACCTTCCGGACATACTGGGCACCTGCCGATTTCATCGACACCGTGAACACCTTGGGCGAAGAAATCTATGTCCGCAGCGCTGTGGACCCTGAGTTCCAGCGGTGGGTGAAGATTCACAGTCAGTCCAACCCGCTCCCGATGGTCAAGCGTCCCAAGCTTCTCGTGAAGCTGACCAGCAGCAACTAAGGAGACGATTCCAATGCTTCTGAAAAACAAGAAGTCTGGCGAGGTCGAAACCATGCGGCACGGTCCGGCGACTGATGCCGTTGGCGCCGGCACGCATGAGTTCGTCAACGTCGACGGCGACGGCAAGGTCAAGGCTGAGAAGTCGAAGCCTGCCAAGGCGAGCGACAAGAAGTAATGCCAATCGCCGCCCGCTATCACGCTGCCCGTGACCGCGTGTTAGCGGGCGTCGACAAGACCTTTGCCGAGCCGGTCCTGCTCTCTTTTCTGAACAGTCAGAGCGGAGAGCAGGATTCTGCCCGCACTGCAATCCAGATCGACGCCGTCCTGAGGGTTGGCGGCGGTGACGAAAGCAACATGGCCGGTGGCTACGCCCAGTCCTGGCGCACCCAGCTGGCCGCCGGCAAGGCCGAGCTGCACATCAATGCAGCCCTTTACGAAGGGCCAGCAATTCGTTCGGGCGATCGCGTCCGGGCGCTCTCTCGGCGTGGCCAGCCCTGGTTCAACGTCGAACGCGTCGATGATCGGGGTGAGACCCGCCTGGTGCTGGAGCTGAGCGAAGTATGAGCCTTACGCGCATAGCCCTGCGGATCGCTGCGGTAGAAGCCCTCAAGGGTAGGACGCTGGCAGAGCGCGTCATGGATACGCCAAACGGGGCGCTCGACATCCAGGCGGACGGTTCGCTTCGTACCAATGAAGAGCGGCCGTTCATCAGCGTCTACACCGACCAGGGCAAGGCGGAGAACATCACGGGCCGCAGCCTGATCGAGAACGGTGTCTGCGACATCGTCTTCGAAATGGGCATCTCCATGGCCATGACCGAGGTCAACCAGGAGACCGGCGCCACGACCATTGTCGGCATTGCGGTTCCGGCGACCGATCGCAGCTTCGAGTTTTTTCTCGACATTGTGCAGCGGCAGATCGCCGATGCGCTGAACGACCCGGCCAATGCATGGGCGGAGATATATCGCGGGCTCCACTATCGTGTGGTCAAGATTGAATACGCCGGCGCCCGCAACACCGACGATGGGCAGCGCCTGGCCGGCCATCAGATGCGCATCTCGCTCGAGCTTGCCGATGACCCGGTTGCGGGTGAGGAGCTCGACGCTGACGACCCATTCGCGAAGTTCCTGGCGCTGCTTGAGGCGTCGGATGACGCGATTTACCAGACACAGGCCGCGACCATGCGGCAGCTGCTGACCGGCAGCAACGAGCCATGGGAGACCTTGCAGCGTCGACACGGCATGACCGCTGCCGAGCTACTCGCTCTGGGCCATGGTCCCGCGGCAGCTGATGCTGGTGAGGTCGGCGCTGCGGCGATCGAGGTCGACGGCCTGACAACAGTCGAGGTGAGCCAATGATTGCCGAGCTCGTGGGCATGAAGGCGGATCTTGAGTTCCTCAAGTCCGCCTTTGGCAATGCGCTCAAGGTCGGCCCAGTGGCCGTGGTGGATGCGCAGAAGGGATACCGGCTGCGGTTGGGCGGCACGGATGCGGAGCCGTTCCTGTCGCCGTTCTACCCGCATCCGGAGACCGGCAAGACCAGCGTGCCACTCAAGGTCGGCCAGGTGGTCGGCGTGATCAATCCGTCAGGCGATCCGCGCCAGGGCATGATCTTTCGGGCCGGGTATTCCGACGACAACCCGTCGCCCAACGAGGACATGGACGCCAACGTCTTCGATGACGCCGGCGTCCGGCTCCAGATCAAGGATGGCGTGCTGCACATCACGGCCGATGCGCATGTCGTCGTGAACGCACCCAAGGTGTCATTGGGCGGGGAGGGCGGTAAGCCGGTCGCCCGCATCGGGGACATGGTCAATGTCGGGTCGGGCTCCTCTTCGGGGCTGTGGCCCATCGTGGAAGGATCTTCGGTCGTTTCGGCCGTCGACTAGGAGAGAACCATGGAAAAGCAGATCTATGACGTTGCCGAGGGCGTTGCCTGGGTGAACGGCGCCAAGACCCCCAAGAGCCGCAAGGTCGAGCTCACGGCGGCGGAAGCCAGCTACGATCTCGGTCTTGGGCGGATCACGCCGGAGAGCAAGTCGAGCAAGCTCAAGGCCAGCTCCGGCAGCGCCGACAAGGCCGCCGACTGACATGGCCGATATCGATCGCAGAACGGGGCAGGTGATCGGCAATTACGCATCGGCGTTGCAGTCGGTGGAGATGATCTTCACGACGCGCATCGGCGAGATGATCCTGCTCCGCGAATTCGGGGCAGGGATCACCGATCTGCTCGGTCGCCTGATGACGCCGCCGCTCTTTGCTGCCTTTCAGATCCTGATCGCCGCCGGCATCGATCTCTGGGAGCCTCGCTTCCGCGTGCGCCGGGTTGAACTGACCGGCACGGTGGATGAGGTCAGGCTCGGCTCGGCCGGCTTTGCCATCGAGGTCGACTGGCGTCCTCGTGCCCATCTGGGCGACCCAACCGTCGATGGTGTCCGCACCTTCGGCCTCTCCTTCGTCAGCGGGTTCGTCCGCGTAGCCCAGCGTCAGACTTGAGGTTCCTATGGCCCTGCCGAGCGAATTGGAGAACCTGCCGCCGCCGTCACTGATCGAAGAGCTTGATTTCGAAACGGCGCGGCTCCGGTTCATGTCCTGGCTGCAGCAGGAATTCGACGCTGCTGGCATTCCCTTCGAAGTAGGCGACCTCAACGCCAATCCCGCCGCGGTGCTGATCCGGGTCGCCACTTACATCGACGGCAATCTGCGGGTCCGCATCAATGAAGCCATCCAGTCGTGGTTTCTGGCCTATGCCGCCAGCGGCGACCTTGATGTCCTGGCGCAATGGTACGATGTGGCCAGGCTGGCCGGGGAGACTGACGATGCTCTCCGCCGGCGTATCGTCGAAAACATCCGCGGACGATCAACCGGTGGCACAGAGGCCAGATACCGGGCCATTGCCCTGAACACCGACAGCAGGGTGGCTGACGTGGCGGTCTATACCGTCGGGCGTGATCCCACGGTGCATGTGGCGGTCTTTTCGACCGACAACAGCGGCGTCGCCGACGCGGCGCTCCTGGCCAAGGTCGGCGCAGCACTGCAGGCTCCGACCGTTCGCATGGTCAATGACACGATCGTCGTTGCTGCCGCCGCCCAGCAGGCGATCGCCGTCACCGCCAATGTGTGGCTGCTACCGCAGGCTCCGGAATCGGTTCTCGCCGATATGGTGACCAATCTGCGCGCGGCCTGGTCGCGCGACATGCTGCTCGGCCGCGATCTTTCCCGGTCCTGGCTGATGGCAAAACTGCAGGTCGATGGCGTGCAGCGTGTCGAGCTCGTGGCGCCGACGAGCGACATATCAATTCCGTTTAACCGGGCGGCCGCGCTTGGCGCGGTCACCCTTGCTAAGATGGGGCGCAATTACTGATGGCAGTCCGACCAGAAGCAACTCTCTACATCATCGAAGCTGGCGCGGAACGGCAGCGTCGCCTTGCCGACCAGTGTCGTCAGCTGCTCCGGCAGCACCTGGGGCTGTTCCGTCAGCTCGGCTTGGTGCCGGAATCGTCCAGCTGAAATGCTTCCCGAAGTAGCAGCGTCATGTGCGTGATGGACTTTGCGATGTCGGGAGATTTCGATTGCTGAAGGGAGGCGGCGACATCGAGTTTACGCAGCTTTTCGAGCAGTTCTTGGCGTGTCAGCAGGTCCTTATCGATCAGAACATTCACGATCTCTGAGAGAACGATCAGGTTGGCCGTCATGGCGGCGTTCACTTTTTGCTCGGCGATCATGCCAAGCAGCTCTGTCATCTTTTCCATTGGGTCGGTCATGCTGCTCTCCGCTGTTGTGGGGACGAGAGACTAACCGCCTACACCTCCGCTGACCATTGGGTGGGTTCATGACTTCGTCCCTGCTGCCGCAGAATGCGACCCCCTGGGAGCGCGCTGTTGCCGACGCCATGGTGCCCGCCGGCGCGGTGCAGAGCGCGATCGGTGCCATGCGGCGGGTCAAGTATGTCTCGCCGCGCCCGTCCATGCTGCCGTTCCTCGTATGGGAATACGGGCTGGGCGAGCTCACGCCTTATGTGCCGAACCTTTACACGCTGATCGATGAGGGCGTCCGCTGGCAGCGGTTGCGCGGCACGGTGAGCGCGATCGCCATTGGTCTCGCCTGGATCGGCTATACTGCCGAACTCGAGGAGGCCTGGACCGGTCGGCGCTTCTGGAATTCCTTCCAGCTGCGCTTCCCCGAGCTGCCGCCCCGTGACTTGCCGGATCTGGAGCGCATCGAAGGGATCACCGGGCTGTCGGTGCCCAAGCGCTCCATTCTGCGCCGCGGCGTGCACCAGTACGATGTCGGTCCCCTTGAGGGCGATCACTCGCGCCTCGATGGCTCCATGCTCGATGTGGAGAGCGGCATTGCCGTCACGCAAGCCGGGACGATCTGGTCTTTCGGCCGGGTGCACGAGTTCGAGCACCTGATGACCGAGGCCGAGGGTCTCGCGATCGGCAATTGGGTGGACCCGGTTGATGAAACCGGCCTGCTCTGGGCCAATCTCAACACCCTTTGGGCGGAGGCGAACTTCCTCTGGGCTGACAGCCCGGATCTGCAGCGAAGCGCCGCCATGGCCGGCTGGTTCGTCAACCGCGTGCTCTGGGTCCGCCTCAGCGGCGCCGATGGTGTCATCGGCTATCGCCGCTGCCGTGCCGTCCATGCCGTGCTCTCGGCGCCTCAGGGCGCCTATGCCCTGGGTTCGGCCAGGTATGCGCCCGCCCCGGCCGGAACGCGGCTCTATGCCGAGGCGCTGACGCAGTTCGACGATGCCGACGGCGTGGTCTGCACCGAGGTTGCACTCGTGGTCAACGCGCAGCTGGCGCCGGGTCTCAAGCCTGGGCTGCTCTGGCTCGAGCCGGATCAACTGGTGGAGGGCGAGCCGATCGCGGTCCAGTCGGTTTCGATCCCGCTGCGCCGAACCGTGCGCGAACGGATCAAGTTCGTGGTGGACTTCGACAACACCTTGCCTGACCCCGAGCTTACCTTCTCGCGGTCGAGCAACAGCCAATACCTGCCCCTGCTGAGTGAGGCGATCTGATGCCGGATCCGGAATTTTATGCCATCAAGGACGCCAATGGTGTCGTCCAGACGTTCACGCCGAACGACGATCCCCCCAAGGGCGCCAAGCAGGATGCGACCGTTGCGGCCATCCAGGGCGTCGGCACCCGCGCCTATGGTGCTGCTACCCGTATCGCTGCCGCAGCAGTGACCACCGTCAGTGCGCCGATTGCTGCGGGTGAAGTCATGCTGCATGCTTCGGTCAAGCAGTACGTCCTGGTCGTTGACGGCGAGGCGGATGTGATCACCGCAGACGCTGCGATCCCGCTTGAGGCTGGCGAAAAGTTCCACCTGCGGATCACCTCGGGTCAGCGCATCGCCACCATTCGCGACAGCGAGGATGGTTTCCTCCATATCGTTGCGGTCGCCTAAGGCCGCTTCACTCACCTCTCATCACGACGCAGGAGGCAGGCTTGGCTCTGACCACTGAGAATGTTGCCCTGACCGGCGCCTGGCTGCTGGTCAGCGACGGCGACGCCCGTTTCATTGCCCAGATCAAGTCGGTTGCCGTGGTGGCCGTGCATGTCGGGGCGGCCGCGCCGGCCGAAGATGCGCCGCACATCGTGCTGGCTCATGACGGCGATCGTTCGGTGGCTCTCGATGGGCTCACCGGCGAGAAGATCTATGCCCGCGCCGCCGCTGGCGATGCGGGCGCCATCACCATTATCCGGGGCTAGTCATGTTCGGCATCGGCACGATTGGCAGTGGTATCGGGCGGCTGGGCGCCACTGCCAACAGAGGAAAGGGCGGGGGGTGGCAGTCCCGCTTTGACGATTGGTACGATTTCGAGGCTGGTCGGTCCAAATTCGCGGATTACAACGGGCTGACCGACACTTGGTCCGGTGGCCTCGTCCAAACCCCCACCGGCTACACCAGCGTAGCGGCCAATGTGCTGGCACGATCAGCCCTTGGGTTGCAGACAGTGCCGACGCGGGTGAACAAGTGCACCAACCGGAATGCCAATCCGGTAGATTTGACGAATGTCTCAAAGGCCGGTGATGCAGCGGCAGTATTGTCCGTTGTTGATGATGTTGCGGCCCTAGCGGCTGCGGGCCTTTCAGGCATCTGCACTAGCGGCAAGGTCTACAAGTTCGACAACAGCGCGGGAACCGGAGACGCTTTCCTAATTGTGTCTGGACAGGTGGGTAACACCAATACGCATATCGTCAGTGCTTTCGTGCGTGGTTCAGAGGCAAGAATATACGCGACCACAGGCGCAGATGGTGCCTATGACTTCCCTGCCAGCGATAGCTATCGCCGCGTTTCAGCAGTAATAAACCCGACCGCTACAACACGCCAACTAAGCTTCTACGTCCGGGCAGGGCGCACTGTCTACGTAATCCTCAACCAGCTTGAGGAAGGCTCCTTCGCCACTCCCCCAATCGTAACCTCTGGCTCCGCAGTCACCCGCACCGGCAACCGTCAGGTGATCGACCTAACGGGGAAGCTGCAATACGGCGTGGCAGGGTTTGTGAAGGTGGATTTGAGGGGCATCGATGCGGCAGCTTTCCCTCGCGCATTCAACTTTTCTAGCGGAACGGGGGCACAATCATTCCGCATTTCCAGTTCGGCAGGGGCGTGGGTGCTGTCCACCAGCACAGGTGCATTCCTCTCACTCGGACCCTCTGTAGTGGATGAAGTGACACTTGCCTTCGCTTGTGGGCCGGGGTTCCAAATGGGCCGCAGGGTGGGCGGGGCGGCTCCCGCTCCAGGCAGTTCTACGATGCCTTCACTTTCACAACTTGCAATTGGCGGGAACAGTTATGACGGCATCGCCAACTCCTACCAGTTCACCAAAAAACTCGGCCTGATCTTCGGCACTCCCGACCGCCCCATCAACCAAGCCCTGTTCGATCAGGTCTATGCACAGGCGGAGGCTTTAGCATGACCCTGCGCTATTTCCTTCTTCAAGCCCCCTCTCAAGAGCAGGGCATTACCGACGCGGCGGCGGTGGGCTGGGTTACAATGGTGGACGGCATCCCCGCGACCACGCCGCCAACATGGTGCGACCTCATCCCAACCACTGCCTACGAGGCTCAAGCGGTCTATGGCGAGCCGGATGCAGAGGGCGTTCCCACGGTAATCTCAGAAGCTGTTCTCGCGCCGGGTGCATGGTTCATCGCCAGCATTCAGGATGGCGAGCCGCCGAACCTCATAGAACCGCGAATTGTGGCTTCTTGGGAGGCTGGAGAGCCGGTGCCAATGCCTGATGGCGTGGTGGCGCTTAGCCCTGTGCTGAGCGGGATGGTCTAGACCCCACACCCTAACATCATCTGTGGGGTGGATGATCGGCTCCCGGGTTGGCATAAGGATCCCTCATCACTAGGGGGCTCCTTATGTTCTTTATTCGGCTCGGCATTGTTGTCGCTTGGTTAGCGCTGATCCTTGGCATCATGCAGTTTGGGCTGGGCTTCTATGTCGCGAGCCAGGGCGATGCCGACATCAGGGCTGCCATGACAGCGCGCTACCTGGGACGCGGCGGAAGTGTCGCAGCGATCAACCAGGGGCTGATCCTGTTCGTTGTCGGTGTGGCTTTGGGTATACTGGCGACCATCGGGAACAAGATATCCGGGTGGACCAAAGCAAATTCTCGATTGTCGGCGTAGGTGGTGGCGATGCGGGGTATGAAACTTGTCCTGGTCGGTGTAGTCGCCGCTTTGCTGTCGCAGCCGGCCTTTGCGTTTCGCGAGATCGAGATGCAGGATCGCTACTGTGCAGGAATGCCGACGGGTGTTCGTCTCGCCGACGGGAGCATAGTGGACTGTCTCGATGGCGATCTCGCAATAGAGGTCGATTTCTCCGACCACTGGGCAGCAGCAATCGGCCAGTCTCTGCATTATGCCAGGGTGCAAGGGGAGCGCTCTGCGGAGCTATCAGCGCGCGGCCGCAGAGGTTTGTCGAGCATCAGGCCGGCGATCATTCTCGTGTGCAACGACAGCTACTCAATCGAGGCATGCTCCGCGCATCAGGAGCGATTGTTAAAAACCGCTGAGTACTGGCGCATCGGTCTGCTGGTCTGGCTCTGTGATAGCCGCTCCGACGCTGGTCTTGCGGACTGCGACTTTGTCGATCTCTACGAAGTTGGAAATCTGACACCTTAGGGCGTCGAACATCGGCAAGGCTTTGCTACGGCGACCTTCCACTCATTCAGCACAGCCCCGCTTCTGCGGGGCTTTTCTTTTGACTTTCCCAGATGGAGCCTCGGATGGCTTTCGAGCACGAGAGTGGACTGCCCCATGCCTATGATCGCGTGCAGGGGCGACAGGACCTGCAGAGCGTGGTCTTCTATGGCCCGCGTCCGCTGATCCAGGGCGCCGAGCTCGTCGACCTGCAGGAAATCATCCGGGGGCGGCACAACCGCCTCGGGCGCCTGGTGGCGCAGGACGGCGATCGGGTCGAGAGCGCATTCGCCGTGGTCGATATCGACGCCGAAACCGTCACGCTGACGGCCGGCAAGATCTACATCTCTGGCGATGTGTTTCCCGTTGCCGAGGCGGTGCTCGCAAATGTGCCGATGGCGGGCCGTGTTGAGATCGGCGTGCGCCTGCTGCGGCAGTGGATTACCGCCGAGGATGATCCCAATTTGCGCGGCCTGGTGCCAGGTTCCCTGGCGGAAGGCGAGGACGGCGCTGCGCGTGAAGTGGCGTCGATCGCCTGGGCAATTGTTGATGACGGCGGGGCGGGGGAGTTCTTCCAGGTCTACCTGCTGCAGGATGGAACTATTCTCGATCAGACGCCGCCTCCCGCGCTCGACGGCATGATGCAGGCGCTCGCGCTCTACGATCGTCCGCATGGCCACTACATCGTCTCCGGGCACCGGGTCTCCTCGTTGGGTTTGGAGGCGGGCAAGCGCATCTTCTCCATCGAGGAGGGCGAGGCCAACATTCTCGGTCGCAAGGTTGTGCGGCATGCATCGCTCCGTTACGCCGAAACAGAGAACTGGGATGTCGGTGCGGTTCCAGGCGAGACGCACACTTATGCTGGCGGCGCCAGCCAGACGATCGAACTCGCGCAGTTCCCGATCGACGCGATCACGTCGATTCTGCTGACCAAGGAGAAGACGGTCACCCTCACCCGGGGTGCGCTCGCCAATGGCATCGACGGCCTGCCGGATACCTCCGTGATCGACATTGTCTCAGTCGTCCAGGGCGGAACCACCTACACCGAAACGACGGATTATATCCGCACCGGCAACGGCGTGGATTGGGCACCGGTTGGCCCGGAGCCTGCTGTGGGCTCCTCCTACAACGTAACCTATCGCTACCGCGCCAGCGTGGCTGCCGACAGTTTCGATCAGCGGACCCTCACCGTCTCTGGTGGTGCCACCGGTGGCGACATCATCGTGGCTTACACCTGGAAGCTGCCCCGGATCGACATCCTCGGCCTGTTGCCAACAGGGGCGCCCATCTATGTGCGCGGCATCTCTGCCCGGGCCAATCCGGTTATGCCGATCCCGCCGGGCAACGTGCTGCCGCTGTGTGAGGTGCATAATGACTGGCTTGGCGCCCCAACGATCATTGCCGACGGGGTGCGCACAGGAGTGCGCATGCCGACTTGGTCGGAGCTCCGTCGGCACCTCAACGTCATCGAGGATCATTCCCGGCTCATCCAGCTGGAACGGCTGCGCAGCGAAGTTGATCGCCGCGACCCCACGGCGAAGCGAAATATGTTTGTCGATCCATTCACCAGTGACGAGTTTCGCGATGCGGGCATTGCGCAGACTGGCGCCGTGGGCAATGGCATTCTGCAACTGGCGATCACGCCGACCTTCTACGACGCCGATCTGGTCGAGCCGGTGATGCTCGACTGGGTAGAAGAAGTACTAGTCGAGCAGAGCCTCAGGACTGGCTGCGAGAAGATCAACCCTTACCAGAACTTCACGCCTATGCCGGGCAACCTGAGGCTCACGCCGGCGGCCGACTTCTGGACGGAGCGCACCACGCAATGGACCTCCCCAATGACGTTGGAGTTCCAGCGGGGCGTGCAGTCGTGGGGCGGGCCGTTGGTCACCCGCGATACGTCAACTGAGCAGCTGGGCAACCGCAACCAAACGCTGCCCTTTCTGCGGCAACGGTCCGTCGCCTTCACCATCTCCGGGTTCTTTCCTGGAGAAATCCTTGAGGCGCTCACCTTCGACGGGAGAAGCGTCAAGCCGGCAGGGGCACAAACCGCTGACGCCGACGGGGAGATATCTGGCAACTTCGTCATTCCAGCCAACATCACGGCCGGTACCAAGACGGTTCGTGCAGTTGGGATGGGCGGCACCGAAGCAGAGGCGTTGTTCACCGGTCGTGGCACTCTCGAAGTCAGCCTGATGCGCCGGGTGACCACAATCAGCCGCTGGGTAGCGCCGCCGCCCGTCGTGGCGGACACCGGTGGCGGGGGTGGAGACGGGGGGAACACCGGCACCTGGGACGGGAGCATGGATTCTCTCGACCCTCAGGCTCAGATCTTCCTGTTGCCACAGACCCGGCAGCTGGTCGGGGTTGATTTCCATCTTTGCGCGATCGGTGACACTGGCAATCACGTGCTGGTGCACCAGGTCGCGGTAGAGAACGGGATACCAACTGTCGATCTTGAAGCTGAGGCCTTTGTGCCAATGGGAGGGGCGGTGATCGGCTGGAAGTCGGGAAGGTATCGTCTGCCGGTCACCACGACAAACGATCGGGACCATGCCTTTGTCATCAAGACTGATGACGGCGATCATGCCATCTCGATTGCAGCGCTTGGCGGGTTCGATGTGGCGCAACAGAAGCCGGTCACGACGCATCCCTATCCCATCGGTCCCCGCCTCTCCTCGGTCAATGCCCGGACCTGGTCGCCGCATCAGGGAGAGGCACTGGCCTTCCGGTTGATCGCAGCGCGCTTTCCGGTGACCACAAAGGTGGTGGAGCTCGGAGAGTTCGACCTGATCGACTGCAGCGACCTGCAGGTGCGTGCGGCCGTCGAATTGCCGAGCGCGGCCTGTTCTGTGGTGTTCGAGGTGGAGCGCACGAACGGCACGGTCTACCGCTTGCTGCCCTTCCAGGTACTGCAGCTCTCGGAGTTTATCACCGAGACGGTGACCCTTCGGGCGGTGCTGACCGGTACTAACACGCTCTCGCCGATCCTCTACGCACCGGTGGAGCTCATTGCTGGCGAGATTGCTACGGAAGCGATCTATGTAACCCGCGCTTTTGACATCAGCGCGGCGGATCGCATCTCAGCCTATCTCAAGTTGGCGCTACCCTCAGGATCGACGATGGCTATGGCTTATCAGATCGACAATGGAGCATTCCTGCCGCTGCCTCTCGAGGCGACGGAGATATCTCCGGATCCTGCCTGGGTCGAGCAGAACCACCGGGAAGATTCGATAGCGGGAACACAGATGCGCATCAGGATCACGCTGACAGGTGGTCCGGCGGCGCGCCCGCGCGCCAGCGATTTCGGGCTGGGGGTGATGTAAAATGGCAAGCACTGCACACCGGAAATACCCACTGCCCGATGAGCAACGCACGGTAGCAGAGGAATTCTACAATCTTCTGCAAAGTGTGCTGCCGATGGTGGACCTTGATGTCCATTCACTCTCGCAGGCTCTCGCGGGTAAGGCCTCCCTCAGCCATCCTCACGAGATTGCTCACGTCACCGGACTCTCGACCGCTTTGGCCGGGAAAATGCCCATTAGTCAGACGTTCCACCTAGCCGATCTAAATGACGTTGAAGGCGCTGAGGAAGCGCCAGATGGATATGTACTCGTTAAGATTGGTGACGTTTGGCTTGCGCAAGCAGCGAATGCGGCCTTGGGTAATCATAAACATAATATCGAAGCGATTGATGGGCTTCAGGCTGAGTTGCAAAAGCGGGTCGGCAACCTCTCCCGCATTCTCTACCACACGACATCCGGCACCTATACGCCTGCACCGGGGGTGAAGGCGATCCGCGTCCGGGGTTGCGGTGGCGGGGGAGGTTCGGGCGGGGTTGACGGATTGGGTGGGTCAAGTCAACGCGCATTTTCATGCGGCGGCAGCGGCGGTTCATACTTCGATATCTTCATCCCTAGTGGTGATCTTGCCGCCAGCTACGAATGTGTAATAGGGGCAGGAGGAACGGCGGGATCTTCCGTTTCGCCAGGCGGGGACGGCGGCACCGGGGGAACTACAAGCTTTTCGGATGGAGCAAAGACCGCGACCGCTCAAGGGGGGGCGGGTGGCAGAGGTATGCAAGCCACGTCCTCTTCCGCAGAGGCAGGCCCCACAGGACCGGTTAGAACCGCCTCTCTAATTGGCTTTGTCGGGCTTGCTCTTGCCTCGCACCCTGCTGTCTCCTGCTATCTCGTAGATGGTAAATTTGTGTCCTGGTCAAAACCGGGATCGTCTCCGTTGGGAGTGCCCGGGCCCGGTCATTCCAATGGGTCCGATGTAGGTGTGTCAGGCTCAGGTTACGGCGCGGGCGCCGGTCCTGCTTCAGTAGGCGGACTGAATGCCGCCAACTACTCCGGCGCAGCCGGAACCCCTGGCGTCATTATAATTGAGGAGTACGTCTGATGCTGGGCGCAGTTATCAGGAACGGGGAAGTTGCCAACATCATCATCGTAGAGCGTCCGGGTGACTTCGGTACCGTTCCTTGCGCTGATCATGTGGGAATAGGGTGGACCTATGCGGGAGGGAAATTCGCCGCACCTGATACAGCGTCGTCCAGTACACTGGCAGAGGTGCTTGCCGCCAAGTTCAGCGAACTGGATCGCAAGCGCCGGGCTGTTGAGGAGGGGGGGATTATCTTCAACGGAGTGCCCCTCAAGACTGACCGGCAAACCGCCTCCATCATCACCGCCGCCTATGTGAAGGCCAAGGAAAACCCGGCTTTCCAGATCCCGAACTGGAAGTTTTCCGACGGGGTGTTCGCGCCTCTCGACGCTGCCACGATCATCGCCGCTGGTGACGCTATCAGCGCGCATGTGCAGTCCGCCTTTGATCGCGAAGCGGCGCTCACCGCCGAGCTGCTCGCCATGACGGAAATCGACGATGTCCTTGCTTTCGATGTCCAGTCCGAGTGGTGATGGCTGCACCCTTTTTCCAGATGGAAACTGGCGGCACTGCTGCGATGCCCATGACCTGGCCTACACGCTGGGCGGCGACAAGGTCCTGATCGATCTCGAACTCGCAAGTTGCGTGGCTCAGACCGGCAACGGCCTGGCTGCTCTTATCATGCTGCTCGGCCTGACAGCCGGGGGCTGGCTCTGGTGGTGGAAGGCGCGGCGCGCCGACAAGCCCTGACTTCTACCCGGCCAATCGGGCCGGTCTCTTCTCTTACCCTCACATTAAGGAGATACCCGATGACCACACCGGTTTTCGGCATGACGTTTTCTCGGCCGCACGACGAGCCGGTACCGGTGCTTGGCGCCGACTTCTCAAAGGCGCTCCTGATCGAGAGCTCGGCCGATGCCGACGCAACCGCCTTCCCGATCGGCGAACCGGTGCGTTTTTCCACCTCCGACGCCACGATGGTGGCAAAGCTCGGTACCGGCGCGCTCCGGGACGCTGTCAACGCGATCAACGCGCAGCTGTCCGGGCTCAATGCCGGCGGCGACGTAACGGTCGTTCGTGTGACGGAAGGTGTGGATGCAGCTGCAACAGCCGCCAACATCGCAGCAGAGCTGGCGCCAGAAAAGATTGCAGCCATTCCTTCGCTGGTGAACGCTACACCGCGCCTGATCTGGGCTGGCCGGAGTGCCTATCGCGTCGATCTGGACACCACCAGCCCGGTGGTTGCGGCACTCCACATTGCCGCCGAGCGTCTGCTGGCCATTGCCGTGGTGGATGTCGATGACACGTCAGCCACGAACGCGATCGATGCTCGCGAGACCATGAATTCGGAGCGCCTGCTGCCGGTCGGTGTGGCCGCGCGCGTCTATGAGGGGGAAACTTTGGTCACCTGCCCGATGGGGCCGCGCGTGATCGGTCTGTTCATGCGCGTCGACAATGAGAACGAGGGCGAGCCCTTCGATCCGATCGCGAACAGGACCATCTATGGGCTGGCTGGCTTGTCCCGCAAGATCCCGTTCTCGCTGCTCGACGGTGCGACTGAAGGCCAGCAGATGCTCGAGAGCGAAGTGTCGATCGTCGCGGCAGGCGAAAGCGGCGTGGACGGTGCCGTCGCTGACGGCGGCTTCATTTTCATCGGCACTGACAATGCCACGACGGGCGAGCTCTGGAAGCAAATCCACCAGGTGCGCGGTGCTGACTATCTCACCGTCAAGATGATGGAGATCACGCGCACGTTCCTGGGCAAGAAGATCACGCTCGACCTGGTCGAGGCGTGGCTCAACTCCATCAAGTTCATGCTGCGCGATCACAAGGCTGGTGACGACATCCTTGGCTATGAGGTCGATTTCCGCGCCGACAAGAACAGCCCCGAGCAGATCCGGCTGGGTCACCTCACGGTCAATCTCGGCATCGAGCCTGCTCCCGCCTTCAAAGTTGCGCATCACGAGGTGCGCCGCTTCCGCCCGGCCGTCGAGGGCCTGGTTGCCGACATCATCGCCCGTCTCAACGCCGTCGCATAAGGACCGACACCATGCAGCAGCCGCTACTCATCCTGACCGCCGTCGACGTCCGACGGGCGGAGGAGGCGGGAACCTCCCGCGCCACCACCATCTCGACCCTCACCATCCCGGCTGTGAACTTCGTCACCGCCGAGCATTCGCCCGGCGGCGGTGTCGGGGCGGTGAACTTCACTCTCCCACGCATCGAGGCGTTGGAACCCGCCTTCTCTGCGAAGGGCCTCGACCGCGATGTTTTCCGCGGCTTGGGTATCTCGGACCGCTGGACCTTCGCCAGTTCCTACCGGGACAAGAAGACGAACCGCCCCATGGCGGCTCGCGGCATCATCGAGGGCGCGATCACGCAGTGGGAGCCTGACGAGAGTGACCCGGCCGAGTTCCAGGGCTGCAATCACGCCTTCAACGAGGTGACGCACTTCGAGCTCACTCTGGATGGGGAGGAGTTCTTCTACTTCGACTTCTGGGAGCGGGTGCTGCGCCGCGACGGGGTGGACCTCTTTGCCGACGATCGCCGCGCCCTCGGGGCCTAATGCAGACGCTTTGTGGACGGGGGGAGGCAGCGCCTCTCCTCGCGCTCAACCGGAAGGGCTGTAATCGCTGGGTGCTCCTGACGCGGCGGTATGCGTTCAAGTTCCCGGCGCTGTCGAGTTGGCAGGACTTTCTGTTCGGCCTGCTCAACAACATGAATGAGGCTCGTGAGCATCACCTGCCGGGGCGGTGCCCGATCCTCTGGTCGCTGCCTGGTGGCTTGCTGGTGGTCATGCCTCGCGTCGAGATCATGAACGAGGTGCAGTTCCAGCAGTTCGATCCCGGAGTCTTCAATACTGAGTATACCCTGAATGTCGAACATAAGCCTGACAGCTACGGCTTCCTGGATGGGAAGATCGTGGCCGTCGATTACGGCTGGTGACGGTCGCAACAAACTTTAACGCATAGAGAAACGCAATGAGCGAAACCAAGCGGTCTGTAACTGTCGATCTTGCATACCCTTTCGAGCACGAGGGGCGCGAAGTAAAAAGCCTCTCATTCCGCCGCATGAAGGCAAAGGATGCCCTTGTAGCAGAAGGCGAAACCAACCAAGCCAAGGCCGGCTACCTCCTGTATGCGGCTCTCGCTGGCGTCGATGTTCAGATTATCGAAGAGCTCGACATCGAAGACCTGGAGAAGATCGGGGAGGCGATCATCCCCCTGATGGGAAAGTCCGCAGCGGCCGCCATGGACAAGCAGAAGAAGGCGTCCAGCCCATACAATGGCGCGACCTGATCTACGCCATGGGGATCGAAAGCGGCTCAGGAGTGGATGCCGTTGAAGACTGGGACATCGATAAGCTGGTAAGCTACTCCCAAACGGCTGCCAAGCGCCTCAAGCGGGCAAAAGCCCGGGGGCAACCCCCGGGCAAGTAGAGCAACTTACTCTTTCCCCGACATCAGGAAAGCCCCCATCACTTGGTCGTAGGGCCCGCCGCTAAACAGCATGGTGGTCCGATCGCCGTCGCCCAGAGATAGAGCCGCGATAGCGTGGCTATCTCCGTCAATCTGAACCCCGCCGGCAAGTATGTTTACCGGGCTGCCGGCATCGTTCCTCAATCTGTAAGAAACAGGATGTACCGCATCGGCAGCCAACATGAAGTTGATGCCCTGCATCTGACTTTCCATCTGGGAGAAAGCTCGCCCGGTCCCAAGCTCAACCCTCTGATCGAAACCTGAAAGGGAGGACTCTACATTAGCCGGAGAGACGTAGAGGGCGAAGGCATCCTCTCCCGAGCCCACGTCCCCAACCACGATCGGCAATTCACCTTCTATGGTCACGTCAGTAGTGTAGTCCGACGATGTGATTTGATAGTCGTCGACTACAAGGAACCTCTCTACGATATCCTCAATCGCACGCAACTGTGCCTTTTGCTCTTCATCCAGGTCGCTGAACATCGAAAAGCGCGCCACGAACGGTACAGTCACATCATCCCCGCCTAGCGCCTCCTGAATATCACTTGTGCTGACGCGGATCTCCACGTTGTCTGCTTTGCAGGCGGCAAGAGCTACCGCGACAGCACCGACAATGACGACTCTCCCGATCATGCCGACACCATCGGGGTGACGGGCTGCTTCTTCGTGAAAAGTGCCAAGACACCGCCGATAAACGCCAAAGCCATGAACACTGCCACCAGTGTCCCACCCAAAATCGCGCCAGCAGCTGCGGAGAGTATCAAGAGTGATCCCGGCCACTTAGACCGCGCGCCAATGGCGACTGAGCCAAACACAATGCACAGGAAGGAAAAGGCTACGCCACCCCACCCTAGCGCTACAACCGTGTTGCCGCCTTCCGCCTCCATAGCTGTACTTATCCCGCCGACGAGCAAAGTAATTCCCGCAGCAAATACGCCGAATACGCCAGCAATAATGGCGATGATCCCGCCTGCCTTTTGCATGTAAGTCCCTCCAAGTAATGAGCCGAACAATAAGACTCAAAACCGAAGGTTGTCCATCGTGGCCACACTCAAATCCTCCCTGATACTTTCGCTTATCGATCACGTCACGGCACCCGCTCGCGGTATTGCTGGCGCGGTGCAGGGCTTGCAGGGTCGCCTAGAAGCCAACAACCGGCAGATGGCCGCCATGCGCGGCCAGATGATCGATGCGGCAGCGGTAGGCTATGCGCTTTTCCGTGGGCTGTCGGCACCGATCACGGCTGCTGCGGACTTCGAAGCATCCATGAACCGCGTCGGGGCGGCGTTGAGTCCCACGAATACGGAGATGGAAAAGCTCACCGCTCTGGCCAAGGATATGGGTCGGACGACGCAGTTCTCGGTGAACGACTCTGCCTTGGCGATCGAGATGCTGGCCAAGAACGGACTTGATGCAGCGTCCATCCTCGGAGGCGCTCTTGCGACGTCGATGGACGTTGCGGCTGCCAGCGGCGCTGATCTGTCGACCGCGGCCGACATCACGACCGACATTATGGCCAACTTCAAGCTGCGGGCTGAGGATCTGGCCAATGCCGCTAACGGCATTTCCGGCGTGCTCGTCCAGTCGAAGTTCGACATCGAAGACTATCGCCTGGCACTCGGTCAGGCTGGTGGGGTGGCTGGTGGCTTGGGCGTCACACTGGAGGACTTCAACACCACGATCGCGGCCACCTCGTCATACTTCGCCAGCGGCTCGGATGCTGGCACTAGCTTCAAGACCTTCCTTCAGCGGCTCGTGCCTGCCTCGACGCCCGCAGCAGAAGCAATGCAAGAACTCAACCTCGAGTTCTTTGACGCCAACGGCAACATGAAGTCGATGGCGGAAATTTCTCAGGAATTGAGGGACGGGCTGGACGGCCTCAGCGATGAAGCCAAGAACGCGGCTCTCCAAGACATCTTCGGCACTGACGCCATCCGAACCGCGATCGCCTTGGCAGAGGTTGGATCTCGGGAGTTCGAGAACCTTCAGGCCATCATTGCAAACACTAGTGCCGCTGACCAGGCGAGGGCTCGCATGGAAGGTTTCTGGGGAACCGTGAAGCGGCTCCAGTCGGCGTTCGACCTTCTGTCCACCACTATCGGTGAAGCGCTCCTGCCGGCGATGACGGCAGTTGCTGACAAGCTGATCCCGATTGTGGACCAAATGATCGCCTTCGCGCAGGCCAATCCGAGGCTAACGGCTGCAATCGTGGGGACCACGACGGCTCTGGTTGCCTTCCGTGTAGCATCGCTTGCCGCTCGTTTCGCGATGACGTGGATGGGCGGTGCGTACCTATTTTCAGCAATTGCCGGAATGAAGGGGCTGGGCACCGCTACTACAGCAGCAGCGGCGCCCTTCGGCCTTCTCGCCACCCGGATGAAAGCGGCTCGAACCGCGCTTATCGCCTATGCAATGGCGGCGTCTATCGCCGGTAAGGGCGCGGCCCTGCAGATCATTGGGCAGAGCGCCCTTGCGGTTCTCAATCCTCTCCGGCTCGCCACGGCGGCTATGCACGCTCTGAAGGTGGCAGTGATCGGAACCGGCATAGGCGCGGCTTTGGTCGGTATCGCGGCTGCTGGCATGTTTATCTTCAACAACTGGTCTGGCATTGGTGAGATGTTCAACGCTTTCGGCACGGCATTCATGGCCGCCATCGGACCGCTGGCTCCAATGCTCCAGCCTGTCCTCGACGGCACCGGGCAGTTGCTTGGAATATTTACCGGGTTAACCGGCGAGCTCGACGGTGCCAAGTGGACGCAGTGGGGCGCGCAGGCGGGCCTTGCCATCGGCGGTCTTGTTGCGACAGCCGCGGCAAATGTCTCGCGGCTGGTGGAGTTTCTGCAGGCGATCCCCAGCAAGCTCATGGCTCTCCCTGGCCAGATCGCAGGCATATTCACGAGCATTGATTGGGTACAGATCGGCTCGGACATGATTACTCAGTTATGGCAGGGCATCCAAACAATGTTTGGCCGCATGGCTGCTTGGGTCAAAGCCGAGCTGACGAAGATGTTCACCATCCGCAACCCCTTTGAGGGTTGGTTTGGTGGCGGCCCGGCAGCGGCGCAAGCTGTCGTGGACGGCACCAGGGCAGCGGGCGGTCCGATCGCCGGCGGCAAAACCTACCTCGTCGGAGAGGAAGGCCCGGAGCTGATCACACCAAGCCGCTCCGGTCATGTGAACACTGCGGCTGACACGCGGCGTATGTCCGGGGCTGGATTTGGCGGCGGCATTGGGTCTGTCTCGTTTGGGAACATCATCATCCAGGGTGGTGCCAATGCCACGCCGCAGCAGATCGGACAGGAGTTTGGCCGGCAATTGCGGGAAGCATTCGCCAGTATTCAGGCCGATACCGAGTTTGGGGTGGTCTGATGTTGTACCAGATTGGCTCTCTCACTTTGGACACCAGGCCGTTCAACGCTGATGAGATGGGGCGATCGGCCGGCGCCGACTTCGCCGTCAAATCTCTGATCGGAACTCTGCCGGGTCGCGAATTTATGGGGGAGGGTGACGACAAGATCACGCTCTCAGGGCAGCTGCTGCCCTTCAAGACTGGGGGGCTCACCGAGCTCGACATGGCCCATGAATTCCGCCGGTCCGGTCAACGGCTCCCCGTCATGCGCGGAGATGGGAAGATGTACGGATGGTTCGCCATCGAAAGTGTCGAGGAAAGTCATTCCGAACTGATGCGCAATGGCGTGGGCTTCGTGGTGAAGCACTCCATCAGCCTTATCAAGGTCGGGCCGGAAGGGGCGTCACCGAACATCCTTGGAACAATCCTCTCCCTGTTCAATGCGGTCGGGCGGTAGCAATGGCACAGACGATTACCATTCGCCGCGAAGGCCTGACGCTCGATCTGCTGCTCTTCCAATCCTATGGACCGAGCGGCCGCGACCTGCTCGAGATCGCTTTCGGGATCAACCCCGGCCTTGCAGATCTAGGGCCTATCATCCCGCTCGGCACCACTGTCACAATTCCCGACCGGCCGGTCGGTAGCGCGCTGTCCTCGCGGCCCGTCGTTTCACTGTTCGGATAGTCAGCATGGCGTGGAAAGTTCAGTGGAAGGTCTTCGTCGACGGTCGGGATATGACTGCCGCCATGGAGCCGTACCTGCTCAGCATCAGCGTGTCCGATAAGGATGGAACGGCTGGGGACACCTGCAGCCTCAGCTTCGACGATGCAGGGGGTCAGGTGAAGCTGCCGTCTGACGGGGCGAAAGTGCAGGTGTATCTACAAGGGGTGCCGATTTTCTTCGGCACGGTGGACAACGTCCGTTTCGCCCTGTCGCGCGACGCCGGCAGCGTGCTCCAGGTGAATGCAAAAGGCTTCGACGCCAAAGGCAAGATCAAGGAGCCGCAGTCGCATCACATGGACGATGCACCCCTTGAGACATTCCTGGGCAAGGCGGCGGAGAAGGCCGGGCTTTCTGGAATCCTTATCGACCCTGCCTTTGCTGGTATTCGGCGCGATTATTGGTCGGCAGATGCGGAGAGCTTTCTCCATATCGGACAACAAATCGCGCGCGAGCTCAATGGCACGTTCAAGATCCGCGGCGACAAGGCAGTGTTGGCACAGCGCGGCAAAGGGGAAAGTGCAACTGGCGCGGCTATGCCGGCTATCGTCGGCCAAGTCGGCCGGAACGTCATCTCGCTCGACATTGCTCCAATCACCAGTAGACGCAAGTTTGCCAAGGCGGTGGCGCGTTACTTCGACCGACCCTCCGCGAGCTACAAGCAGGCGGAAGTAGATACCGGCATAGAGGGCGCCGAGGCGACCAATGAGGTGCGTGCTCCTTTTGCAGATGCCGATCAGGCTCAGAGTGTGGCTGAGGGGCGCAAGTCAGAAAGCGAGCGCGAAGGCGGGGAGGGGTCAGTTGATCTTGACCTCGAGGTGGCTGCTCAGGCGGAGGGTACGTTTCTTCTCACCGGGGCGCGTCCCGGGGTTGATGGCAGTTACCGCATTGTCAGCGTCACCCACAAGGCGGACCGGAGTGGCGGCTCCACCACTTCGTTGGAACTCAAGCAGCCCGGTGGCGGTGCGGGCAAGGATGCCCGCACGCCCGCAGCCTAAAGCTCGACTGAGAACTGATAGGCGTTGAACCGGTCTGCTACCAGACGCCCGGCATTCCTCGAGTGCACATAGGTCTCGATGAAGATCGATGAACTCTTCCAGCCACCAGCGTCCATGGCAGTGCGCACGTCCATGCCGAAGCCGATCGCGTTGGTGGCAAAGCTGTGCCGCCCGCATGCGTGGCTCGACTTGTACGGAATTTCGGCGCGGCGGCAGACGGCTGCGATCCGCTCGTTGACGCTGAACCGGCAGCGATAGCGGAAGACCGGCTCGTCGAGGTCAGCTTCCTCTTTCAGCTGATGCAGTCGCATAACCAGCTCGTCGGTCAGGTGACGGACCGAGTTGGTTTCCGTCTTGGTCCGGAGCAGCACGGCCTTGCGGCCGACCAGGTCGACCTCGGACCAGCGGAGGCGTGTGGCTTCGCTTACCCGGGCGCCCGTGTGGCTCATGAAGATCACCAATGCGGCGAGGTGTGAAAGACCATCCTTGTCACGCTGGCGGCAGAAGACATGCAGCCATGCCTGTGAGGCGGGCTGTTTGCGTCGGCGGGGTTCTTCCTTGAAGCGGCGAACCCGGATTAGCGGGCACCAACCACGCTCATAAGCATGGATCATCACGGCCCTGGCTGGGGAGAGTGCCTGACGATTGCGGGTCGCCCCCGACTGCGTGGGGAAAAGCGCCTTGGCCATCTCGTAGATGGCATAGGGCGTGATCTCTGCGACGGGCACTTCGCCCATATGGTCGAGAATGCGGGGAAGGTAGCGCCGTTCGCCGCCGTTTCCGAGATAGCTCTGGGCGGCCATGGCGAAGGTAGGCCCATTGCGATTGGGCAAGAAAAATGGTGTGACAGCATCAGCCATCCTGAACTCTCCTTAAGTTCGGTTGGTTAGAGCGCGCCGCGACCCCTGCAACGGGTCCGGTGCGTTCGTCTTTGTAGGCCTCACACCCCACGCCCTAAAAGCCTGGTCGATCCCCAAGGTTAACAGCCCCGCCCGTGCGGGGCTTTTGCTTTTCAACCCTCAGGAGAATGTGATGCCTACGCTGCTCAAGCGGGGGTCGCGCGGTGCTGCCGTTCGTACCCTACAGAAACTGCTGAACGAGTTCGGCACATCGCCACGTGTGCTGATCGATGGCGACTATGGCCCGGCCACCGAGACAGCCGTCCGGGCTGCCCAGGGGCGGCTAGAGCTGGTCGTCGACGGTATCGCAGGTCCCCAGACAATGACCGCATTGCGCCGCGCCAGCGAGCCGGTGTTCGCAGGGCGCCCCGAACCTGACAAAGCGGCGATGCAGGAGGGCGTGAGCGGTGCGCCCACAGACCACGTGTCCGCCAAAGCGCCGCCGAACGTTGCCGCACTGAACTTGCTGGGGACGGCCCGGCCGGTTTCCGAGATCATCGTGCACTGTGCGGCGACACCAGAAGGCAAGGACTTCACCGTTGATGATATCCGCGCTTGGCACAAGCAGCGAGGCTGGACCGATATCGGGTATCACTATGTCGTCTATCGAGACGGCCGTGTGATGCTCGGCCGACCAGTTGGCCAGATCGGATCGCACGTTGCCGGGCACAACACCGGCACCATCGGTATCGCCTATGTCGGCGGTGTCACTGCTGACGGCCGTACTGCCAAGGACACCCGCACCGATCGGCAGGGATCTTCTCTTCTCTGGCTCGTGCGCGAGCTCGTCGCCAAGCATACCGGTGTCCGCAAGGTCACCGGACACAATCAGTACGCTGCCAAGGCGTGTCCTTCCTTCGACGTGAGCCTCGATCAGCTCGGCGCCATCGTCTGATCCGTCCTTCATCACCAAGGAGACTTTCCAATGCGACTGCACATTCTGCAGGCGGTGCGACCGCTTGCCCTTTCTATCCCCCGAGGGTGGATTATCTTTGGCCTCGCAATTGCCTGCTGGGCGCTAGTTCTCACGCCGTTCGCCTTCGCCCAAGCACTGGTGGAGACAGCGTCCTCAACCGTCGACTTCCTTGCGCCGCTTCAGGCGCTTGTGCCGATCGCTGCCGAGATCGTTCTGACCGTGCTCGGCCTGGCAGGGCTGTGGCTGGTCAAGCTTCTGCGCGACAAGTGGAAGATTGACCTAGAGGCTGCGTATCGCGCGGTTGAAGCGCGGCACCGAGAAGCGCTCCATTCCGCCGTGGCGACTGGTCTGGGCTCCGCAGTGAGCAAGTACGGATCTGGTCTGCAGCTGGATGTTGGCTCGCCGGCGGCGGCGCATGTCATTCAGTCTGTGATTGATTCCGTGCCTGATGCGGTCAAGACGCTGAAGCCTACAGACAACTGGATCCTGAAAGCTGCAGCCGCAAAGCAGGCTGAGACCACGATCCTCTTCAGCGAACCAGCTTCCTCCAATGGGTAGCGCCATTGTTGCCATGGTGGGCCGAGCTTTGCTCGGCCTGCTCAAGGCCATGCTTTCGGGCTGGCTCAACAAGCATCAGGGACGGATCGAAGGCCGGGCCGAGGTGCAGCGTGAACTGGAGGAGCAGGCGGACGCCCTGCGCGAGGACTATGATGAAATCCATTCTGACGGCCGCAATCTCGACGATGCTCTTGGCGGGCTGCGCGAGCGGTCCAAGGCCCGCTCTATCGATCGGCGCTTGCCCTGACCTAGCGGCGCCGCCGGAGGCGGCGTTGGATGCGCTCGAGGATACAGCTCAGCGTGATCCGGAGACGGAGGGCTGGGTGATTAACCTTAGTCGGCACTACGATGCACTCGATCGCTGCGGAGGACGTGCCTGATGTGGGTTCGCATCCGCGAAAGAGTGCCGCTGCGTGCTCCCGAGTGGCTGGCTGGCTTGGTGACGATCCTCATCGGCCTTTACTTCGTTGCGTTTCCAACGGCCTTCGAGCGGGCGGGCCTATCTGGCTTCGAGAGTATAGCCTCGGTTGGCATGTGGGTGGCGGCCGGGCTGCTGCTCGGCGCTGCGCGCATTGGCGCCTTGGTGCTGAACGGACATCAGCCGACGATATCAGCTCCTGTCCGGTGCCTGGTCGCGATCTGTGGCATTGGGCTCTTTGGTTCAATTGCTGCCGGCTATTCGCTTAGTTGGAACCAACATGGCCCGCCTCTGGGCATGGTTCTGGCTCTTGGATTTACCGCTGCCGATATTTTCAACACAGCCCGCAGTGCGCTCGACGTTCTCAAGGCATTCAGGAGAGCGCGCTCGTGGAATGGTTCTTTGCGCTAG